GTGGATCTGTAAATTGTACTGGTTCATCCTGATCTACCCATCCACCATAATCAGCATCGAACCAAAACGTAGGCACGGCCCCGTCTATGTATTTTGGATTGTCGCGGCTTGTACTTACACGCGATGCGCTTAGGGTGTCGTTGCCTAAGTCGATTGTATTTAGTTTTTTCGCTTTGGCTAAATCTGCCCACTCGAAAGAAGATCGTCTAAATTCTAAATCCCACGTCCCGGAATCTTCATTTTTGCTCCGAAAGTAAATCCGGTCAAATTGTAGTTGGCTTTCATTGTCGTAGGCCCGGCATTCTAAATATTCGTAGGCATTGTCCAGTACAACGGGACTACCCAGCACATCTAATGCAAGATTATTTTTGCGCGTCTGTGGCACGGAAAAAGGCAAAATGCCCTCAACCTTCAATTCGTTCAAGTTTGTGAGCGCTTCGACATCCTTGCTTTTTCGGAACACAAAGCCCTTGCCCAAATCGAGCGTTACCCATTCGGCCCCTAATATTTTTGCAGCCGAAAACGAAACTTTAACCTGAATCCTTGTCAATTCTTTTTTTTGCAAAAATACGGTAAAAAGTTGGGTAAATGGCAATAAAAAAGCCGCTCTATGTGAGCGGCTTGGTTGCAAGGTTTTTTGTTTTACGTTCTACGATATTTTCCGTGTTTACGGGGAATCCTTATTATTTCATAAGGTATTGAAGTTGGCTCTATTACTGATAGGGATACCCATGTTTTAGTATTACCGGCCCAACTTACCTGCGCGCGCTGTTTTTCAGAATTAATATCTGTAACTATCCCAATTCGGCCAACCACATAGTCGCCAATTGATCTAACCACTTCTGATCCTATTTTAATTTCGTTAAGTTGCATGCGTTTTTCTTTTTGCGTTTTGTCTTATTGACCTTACAAAGATAGTATAGGGGTATCAAATTTTTAAAACGTATCGACCAACGTGCCTTATTTATCGACGAACGTAGGCTTTTGATCGACCAAAATAAAAAAGCCAGCATCTTTGCAGATGCCAGCCCCATTTAACCCCATAAACCTAACTCTATCTCCAAAACACCTGGATTTCTGTTCCTGTGTTTATCAAAAGCGTATCGCATGTGTTTTCGTAGGGCCAAACTTGCCCTTTTGCATCGAAAACGTTTATTTCGTTTGGCGTTACTGAAATGGGAATGGATAGCCGCCCGTTTGCTGTTTTACCGCGAAAAACGATTATCATTGAATCTTTGGTGAAACAATAGACTGATTTTGTCGTATCGCCTTGTACGATGGTGCGGTAGTTCCATGCGCCAAATATTTCACACTCCTCTTTGTGGCACTGATAGGCCAAAATAAGAACGCCCGAAAAAATAAGGGTAACCGCTATTAAATCATTCAGTTTTTTCATTTTATTGATGTTTTTGTTTTGACAAATATAAGGTTATTTCGGCAATTGTGTAGGCAAGTCCCGCGCAATGCGCCCTGTCAATCGTAGCGCAATCGTTTCGCCGCGCTGGAAAATTTGTATGCCGTCCGCATCGGGCAAAAAGCGCACGGCTGTATATCCTATGTCTGATAGTTCGGGCCTGACATCCTGCACCTTTATCCAGTGTTCGGGCGCTGATTTCACAGATTTAAAATACTCCACCTGTTCGGCGCTGTAATCGTCTACGACCGTAAGCGTGTAAGATTCGTAAGCGCTTAACCCTTGTGCTGAAAGTCCCTGGTATTTCGCTTTCTCGTTTATTGCTGTTGTGCAAGGTACATCCAAAGCGATTTCGTTAAATTCGCTGTTAATTGTTTTGTCATCAATATCGCAAATGATTGTGCATATACCGCCGTAAGGACTGACAAAATATAGATCGGTTACATTGTCGTTATTTGCGCATGAATGATCTACTGAGTAGCGCACGTCTTGCGTCTGGTCTAATACTGTTGAAGTTGCCATAACTTCAATACGGCATGTGTAGTAGTCGATTTCAGACGCACTCGAAATAAGGGTAGACAGCGTTACAACACGCGAAACAGAAACATTCGCGCAAACACATTGCCACCAATCAGCAAGGGTGTATGTTACCAAAACCGTATCGAAAAGCGTAGCAGTGCCTACTTTAAAAATGCGGATGCGTAGTTGGTAAGATGTTGCCGTTGGCCGCGCATTTACCCAGCCGTTGTACATCCATAGCCATGCAAAGGAAGTTTCTGTAAGCCGCAAAATAGACGGCTGGTTACTCATAAATTGCGGATTAGAAACAAAGGACGGTAAATTTGAATCAAAAAAGCGCCGCGTTTTGTAAGTTTCCTGTATTGGAAACACCGCATTCATAACCAAATAATCCTCCGATTGTAGGGTAGTGCCGTAAAGCACCTGGCAAGATTCATCGCGGTACGTCCAACCGTATTGCAATGCAAAGCGGCCTGTTACCGTGTCAAGCGTCGACGCGATTTCGGAACTGTCGGATAAATCGGGCATAGGAGTAAACACCACCTTTTTTGCAGCCGCCATATAGTCCACGCATTCGCTTTCCACGCTTGCGCAACCGCGCTTTACATTGATCGCTTCAAATTCAGTCACGGGTATATGTGCGCTTGTAGCACTGTCCCATTTCACAAGCCTAACAACTAACTGATAGCCGTTTGAGTAGGTAGGTGTTGCCCCGTTTGTTGCCACCGCGCCGCCCGTGCCGCCCATTGAGGTCATCGCAGTAAATACCATGTTCGCCCCGGTGAAATTGCCTTGTTCGCGGCAATCGTCCCATGAAAACGTGACAGTAATTGTGCCACCTAAAGCAAGTACAGCGCTGCCAGCCTTTGCAAACTTAATATTGCTATTCAGCATGTTTCTAAGGTTAGCCGCTGTTTCTATGCCGTTGGTCGTTACCTTGAAAGAATTGCTTGTATAATTGCTGCCTGATTGAACAGTAAACGTATAGCCCCACACTTTTAAAACCGTTCCGTTTGCGGGTACGGTAGGGGTTGCCGGGATTGTGAAAACAACCGTTGCTTTCGATCCGGCCCCGGTTATTACGTCGGCTGTATCGGGCTGCAAACACCAAGAAAGGCAATCGCTTACTGGTATTGGCAGCGGCTTTGTGCCTGTGTATGGGTATCCTACGCTTTCGCCCGGATCGGATATTATTGTAATTGCCATTTTTAAACGGTTCTATTGGTTAAGAGGTCATTTTCGCGCTCTAATCGGCGGTTACTGTCATTTATGCCCAATGCAACGCTATTTTGCAAAACAGGTGCAAGTATTTTTGCCATTTCACGCCCTGCAATTTCGCCAATTTGTGCGCTTTGGGCATCGCTAAATGTAGCCTCGGACGGCAAAACTTGTACAAGCGCTGTTTGTTGAGGTAAGGCAATTTGCGGGGTAAAGTTAAGCGCCCCGCCCTTTTCAAAGAAACGTGTACCATGCCCGCCGTATGAGTTTACCGCGCTTAACTTTTGAAGCATGGGTGCATTTCGTTTGTTTACCACTGCGAAAACCTCATCTTTTTCTACTTCGACATTTGTGCCATCCTCAAAATATCCTTTTGTACCGCCCTGGCTATGCGGCTTACCTCCAAACTTTCCAAACTTCACTAAACCACCTCTTTCGAACTTTTCTTTTTTGATGATCGCAATTTGTGCAAGTGTCGCAACACCCGCCGCAATTGCCGTTGCAAAATTACCTGTTGCCAGCGCCTTAATAACCGCTAAAGCGCCCTGTACAATCGCTTCTTTAACCGCTAAATCCTGCCTTTGCTTCGCCGCCTTTTTTTCAATTGCAAGTTTCTTCGCATCGAACTCTTTTTGTATTTTTTCCTGCAAAACCGTATTGCCTTGTGCCGCATCTAATCGCTTTTGGTATTCCTCATCGAGTGCCGTTATAGCCGTTTCTTTTTGGCTTTCGATGCGGTTTTTTTCGATCTGCAAAACAGCCCCGGCAATGCTGCCGACGCTTTCAATAGCAAGGTCTGTTAACTGTTGCCTGCGCTGCCGATCTTCTTCGAGTGCTTGTTCCTTCGCCGCCTTTTCATCATCCAATCCCTTTTTAAGCGCTGCTAAATTACCTTCGCTTAATTCGCTTTGCAATTGCAAAAGTTCCTGATTCGTGCGCTCTTTGTCGTCTACGATTTCAGCATTTGCAAACTTTGCCCGGTCTAATTCATTTGCAACCGGATCGCTGCCAATGTCACTACCTATAGCGGGTGCCGTATCTGATAGGGGATTTCGTACACGCTGCGCAATGCTGCGATTGTCATTTGTAGCGCCTGACCGAATGCGGGCAACCGTTGCGTCTATGACTTGCAACTGTATTTGCGCCTTGGTAAGATCGCCCAATATTTTCGGTATTGCGCCTTGGTTGTTTGTCGTTACGGCTACTTGCAGACTTTCGCTTAATTCGTCAATGCGCTTTTTAACTAATTCGTAGGCGTTCGCTTGCTCTTTACCGCTTTTGCTGGTTTCCGTGCCTAATTGTTTGATGCGCTCTTTTTCTTCTTCGAGCGCCTTTTTACGTTCGCCTGACAGGTCAATTGTCGGGACATCCAACTGTTCGCCAAAAAGACGCTGCGAAAGTTCTTCAGCTTCAGATTCGGCTTTCCTGCGTTCCGCTCTTAGCGCGTTTATATCCTTTTGTATTTTCAGCCGATCACCCGATAAACCGCCCCCCGTTATATCACTACCAAAGCCCGCATTGCCCCGGTTTGCCTGTATTTGCTTTTCGGTTTCAAGTAACTGTTTTTGTAAGGCAAGTTCGCGCTTGGAAAATTCTATCGTTTGTTCCTTTTGCGTTTCGATTAAGATGCGTTTCAAAAACAGGGCGTTGCCCGTGTCAAGTATGCCGTTTAATTCGGCTTGTGTTGCCGTTTCAAGGTTAACGTTCCCAATATATTCGGGGTACTTTGCATTAAGTTCGTTTCTCGCAGCGCTTAACGTGCCTTGTGATACCGTTGTATCTTTCAGTACACCAATAAGCGACTCGAACTCGTTTTGTTCAATGGCAAGGCTTTCAGAAAGGGGAACACTTATAAATTCATTAACCGCGCCTATAATACTGCTAAATCCATTAACAAGCCCCTGTAATAAACCGCCGCCGCTTCCAATGGTAGCAAACAGACGGCTAAAGTTATCAGCAAGGTTTGAAAGTGAACCATCGAGGGTTTTTGCAACTGCATCGGTAGCGCCTTGGATGCCGGGTAATTTTCCCAAACCTAACAAGTATTCTGTTATTGATTCGGATGTGTTATCAATAGAGGTTTTTTGCCCCTTAAACGAAACACTTAATTGATCGCCATTTTTGCGGGCAACAATACCAAATTCCTTTAATCGCTCAAATTCGCCCGTTTGAGCATCTAAAACCGCCTCGACAAATTGATCTAAGGATTTACCGGACGCGGCTGCAATATCTCCGAGCGTTCTAAGTTGCTCAATGTTAGGGTTAAAATTGCGCTGCTCTAACTTTGTAAAAGCGCCTACAACCTCGTTAAGCGCAAAAGGCGTAGTTGCTGCAAAGTCCTGCAATTCGGCAAAAATGCGCGTTGCGCCTGACTTGCTACCGACTGCGTTTGTAAGTACGGCAAATAATTTTTCAGTTTCGCGTGTTGCCTGGATAATTTCACCCACGCCAAAACTTACACCAGCCGCCGCGAATAGTCCAAAAATGCCGCTTAACGCGCTTTTGTAGTTGCCCACGTTGCCCGTGAATCGGCCAACACTTTGCTCTATTCCATCAATCTCTTTTTTGATCTTTGCGGCACTCGAAACAAGCCCCTTTCCAAAATCGCTATTGCGTTCGGCTGCTGACAGTTTCGTTATTTGTTCTGTAAGTTTGGAATATTCCAAGCGAAGCCCTGCCAAACTATCCTTTGGCACCTGCGTTGCCTGAAATTCGCGGTTGAGCGCCCGTTGTTCGGCTTTCAGTTCGGCTGCTTTTACTTTCGCCTCCGTCAAATTGCGTACAAGGTCTGCATATCCGTTTGTCCCCTTCGCGGCTGCAATTTCCTTGTTTAGTTTTTTGATTTCTTCGCGGTTGGAAACAATAGCGGCGTTTACCCCTGCGTCTTGTGCAACCAGCCGAAACAGTATCGTTTCTGCCATTGTTTTTTTTGCAAAAGTACGGCATTTTTACAAATAGATAAGCCCGAACTACCATTGTAGTCCAGGCTTATGCGCAATCTTATGAAAAGTTTATCTTTATTTACACCTCCTCAAACGTTGCCCATGTTATTTTCGGGTATTTTGATGAAAGTATAAGTTTGTATTGTCTTTTTTCAAAATATTGGTAATGGCTTTCTTTTGTGTCCCCATCCTGCGATGTTGCCTCTAATTGCTCAAAAGAAATGATACCGCTTTCGGGTATAGAAAAGTTTTCGTGCGCTCTAAAATCCCCTGATCGGTTTGTGTGCATGCCCGTAAACGTTTCCCATTCGTAAGCATTTTTGAGTATTAACCGGATTCTCATTTTTGCGTTTTATGTTGGTGAAATTATGCACAAAGTCTATCAATACGAAAAGACCGAAACTCGTTTGCATCCAAATCAAAATAAACGATTGTCGAATCGCTGCTTTTGCGTCCGCCTTTTGCCTCGTATGAAATTTGATTTGCGTCCAAAGTTCCAATGGCAAAGCGCACAGTGCCGTCTGCTTTGATAAACTCAAACTTTTCCACGCCTTTTTGCATGCGCTGGCGCAAATTGTGCGCCGCCCACGCCTTGCGCAAACACCAGGAAAATGTTGCTGTTGGGTTTTGGCGTTTGATTGCCCAGGCTGAACTAAAAATTGCGCTTTTCATTGTACTTGCGTTTTATCGTTATTGATAGTACAAAGATAACACACAAATCAGTTCTGCAAAGCGCGTATCGACCAACGTACATAAATCATCGACGAACGTAGTGTTTTGATCGACGAACGGAATTTAACCGATATTCAAAACAAGAAAATCAACACTAACCTCCTGGTTCAACTCAAAAGCAATACGCGCTCCATAGTCCTTTTCGAGCATGTTTGCAATTTCGCCCACGCTTTCTTTCAGTACCGCCGTGACAAACCCCGTCCGCCGTCCATTGCGCGTATGCGCAAAACTTCCCCGCGTCGGCATACCTTCGCGCTTTTGCTTTCTCGCTGTGGCAAATGCCGCGCTTTTGGCTTCGCGTTCGCCCTTGCCTTTCAGTTTGAAAAACTTAATCAGTCCTTCGATGTACTTCGATTTCCCGCCCCGGCCCCGGTTGCCCGAATAGGGGATTCGGCCCGGCTTTACACCCGTTTCAATTATAATGCCATAACCCAAAGCGTACATCGTTGCGGTTGTGCGATCACCCTCAACAACAATATCCCAACGAATCGAATTAGACAGCGCTCCGGTCAATTCATGCCCTTGTGCTTTTAACTCATCCTGTAATCGCTTTTTGATTGTATTAAGCGATTTAGTGAGCGATATTGCTATTGTGTTTTGCATCTTAGTTGCTTATACGGCGAAGCACAACACGGCGGGCGCTGTCGCCAAATTCAAGGTTGATCCAGTATCCCTCGCGCAACTGGAATAAGGTGTTAAGGCCCGTGAAAGGGTAACTGACAAGGCGCATAACCTTTCCGTATAGCAGCATAGTTCGCGCTGTTCCGTTGGCTTGTAAGCGTATCCGCTTATTGGATGATAGGCGAGGGAAAGTTGCGGCTGTGGTTGTGCCCGAAAATTCAATTTGCCAGTTGCCTGTTAAAAATTCCTTTTCGTAAACGTCCATTATTCCCGTGATCGGGCTGCGCAGTAAGCGAGCGGCTGTCAATGTATCAAGTTTGGCCCACTCCGTTGTTTTTTGGCGCATTCGATATGCTGTTGCAGCTGCGGCTGCGATTTCGTTGGCCTCCGATTCGATTTTTGCCACGTATCGGCTGAAGATGGTTAGCGTATCGCCCAAAAAGTCGCGTTTTTCGCTGTATGCGCCGTTTGAATATTCAATGCGGGAAACCTCGAAAAAGTTACCGCCCGAATTGACAATGTAGGTCGTGTCGAGCGTGACCGTTTGGGTTTGGGCGCTTGCGGTGAATGCTGCGAAAAGAAGGATTGCAATTAGTGTTTGTTTCATGTTTGATAAGGTTAGTTTATTACAAAGAAGCCTACCGACGTTTCGGCGGTGGCGGCTGCTGTTAAGGTGATTGTAAACGATCCGGCGGCTGGAACAACGTTTTTGATTGTCGCGGTTGCATCGTTTGTGCGAATGACCGGGAAAACAAGGCTTGCCGTTGTTACAAGGCTATTTGTCACAACGATACTGGATTGCCCGGCTGCGATATTGACCGTGCCTGATGGGCGGTCAATCGTTTGCGCCCCGGTTGTGCCTGTGGCGGTGTTCGTTGCCCAATACGATACCTTGCCGTCATTTCTGACAGTAATCAAATCAGAGGGTGTGGAGTTTTGAACTAATAATGCCGTATTTGAGGATGTTGCATCAGCGCCTACAACGTGAAGGCGGGCGGATGGGGATATATTTGTGCCGATGCCAAAATTTCCCGTATTAGAAAGGAGCGCAGCGTAATTATTGGTAAATGTAGCGTCAATGGTAAGTCCAGAGCGATTTATAAAGTATGTGCCGCCCTGATAAAAATTAATACCCGCGCCTTCGGTGGATCGTGCGGTTTTTGCTCCAGAAACAACTTCATATCCAGCCGAAAACTCACCGTCTGAAATAGCCCCCGACCGCATAAAAAAACCTCCATTGTTTGCCATGCTTGGAGTAAGTCGAAAAGCAGAGGAATTTGCATTATTAAACATAGTTATTTGATGTGTTGGCGCTGACGTACCAATACCTACTCGCCCATCATCCCTCACCACCAGCGCATTATTCGTACCCGTCGAATTATGAAACTGCGCCGTAAATGTGGCGGATGTTGCGCCAGCGCCTTGGACGTGGAGGCGGGCGGATGGGGATGCGGAAGACCCTACCATTAAATTTCCTGCTGTTGTTAGGGTCATTAACTTGTTAGTGCCGGGCGCAAACTCTATCGGCCCCGCCGATGTAGAAAAAAGCATTCCGTTAGAAAGTCCAGAATCCGTATCAAAAATGCCGCGACCTGTTCTTGCTGCGTTAACCGTATATGTAGATGGGTAAGCAAACATGCCAAATGCTTGCCCTGCCACACCCGTTACAATTGCGGTTGCGGCACCCGTCCCCGAACTTGTATTTGTGTTTCGTAATACAGTTATTGCGTTTTGGTCAAATCTAAAATTAAACCTATCATTTAGGGTTGAAGTCCCAAAACCTAAAGCGCCATCGTCACGAATTAACAATGCATTATTCGTACCCGTCGAATTATGGAATTGCGCCGTCCATGTGGAGGAGGTGGAGCCGGAGCCCTGGACGTGAAGGCGAGCGGCGGGTGCAGTAGACGCCCCAATTATAGTTGATCCCGCCAAGGCATTGTCGGCCGTGCCGCTCATAAATAAATTCCAGCGCCCTGCGCCGGATGGGATAACGCCATGAAATCCATAGTTTTCCGTTGCGCCTATCAAAGAACCGCTAGCAAAAAAACCAGATTGTTGCGTTACTGTACTCCCAGCGCCGAACGTGCTTTGTTGGGCGTAGAAATGCCGAATTGTTGTGGAAAACGTAGCGGCTTGAGTAGCCATCGCAGAGGAATAGCCAATGCCTTGAAGCACATCACTTTGTATTGTAGCTATAAGATTAGATGCAAAAACAGTAGTGGCTCCTGTAAGTGGGCGAACCATAGTCAGGTTAGTTGCGGATGCTGAAGTGGTTCCAATTCTTATATCCCCGCCAAAATGCGATGGGGCGGTGCCTACGCCATAAATACCCCATCCGGTATTATTGCGGTATTCAAATGACCGCCAACTTGCGGCGCTGGTTAGGGTGGGGGCTGCGAGAAAACCAATGGACGGACCCGAAGCGCCACCCGTTTGGTTAATAACAGGCTGCATGTTTACCATCCGGTATTCGCCCGTTCCAGATGTGGGGGCGAACCCGCGTTGGCAATTAATTATACTTCTGGTGCTGGTTGTTATGGTCGGATCGCCTTGCCCATTAGACATGGTAATATCGCTACCTGCTGTTCCGGGAGATAAGCCGCTTATTATGTTTAAGCTTTCTTGGTTTAGCGTCCCAGATCCATAAACTGATGCTTGGGTATTTATCCCGCCAAATTTCAAACGGCCTTCCATGTAAACAGTGCCGTCGTCATTGATCCGCAGCGCATTATTCGTACCTGTAGAATTATGAAACTGCGCCGTCCATGTGGCGGAGGTGGAGCCGGAGCCTACTACCTGAAGGCGAGCGGCTAAAGCCGTTCCAGTTGCAACTCCAATACCAACACTTCCAGATGTGCTGCCAAATCTTGAATCTCCAACTATTGTCTCAATGGCGCGTAAATTAGGAGCGCTCGTTATAGTCGGATTGAAGTAAAAGCCGCGAACTATGCCGTTTGCGCCGCCCGTTTGGTTTATAAATCCGTTTTCAACGGCAAAGTAATTAAACGCAACCGACCCGGAACTAGGCTGGAACACCGCACCGTTACGGATCACAGAAAAAGCCCCGCCACTTGTATGCGTAAAATTACCCGTATAGGAGAAGGCTGCGCTTGGAGGAGAAGGAGAAGAAATCGCGTATTCTAGTGATAGGCCGCTAAGGTTTGAGGTGCCGCCGCCTGTCGACATATCCGCAGGGTATAAGGCAGCGCCGTTTGGCTGATTGCCAAATCTAATAAGCCCACTATTGCGTATGTCAAATAATTTAGACCCCCCCGAATTACTAACTAAAAATCCCGATGTTGCCCCTAATAAATCTGAGCCTGCAACGTGCATCCTTGCCAGGGGTACGTTAACTCCAACACCAAAATTTCCCAAAGAATCTAAAATGAGGCGCTGGACATTATTTGTCCGAAAGCGCAACGATGTTAAATTCGTTGTACCCAAAAACGAACTGCCCGCCGTTGCGGCATTGCCTAATAATGCCCAATCATTTGGAGGTGCGGTCGGCCCCCAAATACTGCCATTCCAGCCCAAAAACTGCCCCATACTTGCCCCGCTTTGCAGTAATTTGTTTGGAGCCACATTTGCGATGTCTGAATTAGGAATGGATAATGGCCGTAGGCGTGTACTGTCAATCGTATTTGTTTGAATGTTCACTCCGGCAATAGTTGCAAGCGCAATATCCGATCCCGCAATACTGCGAGCGATAACCTTTGTGCTGTCAACTGAATTAGTAGCCAACTTTGCACCGTTTACCGCGCCATTTGCAATGGTAGCCGCCGCGCTCCCCGGCCCTGTGGCTGTTACATCACCCGTAAGGGCTGTAATGCCGCTCGCTGGCAGCGTGATCGTTTTTGCAGGTTGCGCATCATTTGAAAGCGAAAGAGAAACAATAGAGCCGGACACGGAAAAGGTATCAATGGTTTGCAGTTCGTTTGTATTACTCAAATCGCCCGTGTTACTAATAACTGTCCCGGCAATGCCTATGCCAGTCCCCGCCGTATAGGTTTTACCGTCCGAACAATTAAGGCATTTCCAAATAGTACCTATTCCTGTGTATTGGTACAAGCGGGGCAAGGTATCACCGTTCACCGCAAACCAACTTTGGCCGCGAACGGGTGCGTAAGCGGGTGCGCTTGTTCCAGATATTTGGTCGATTGTGTAGCCCTGCAATTGCCAGTTGAGCGCGTCCGGTGACCATGTGTATATGCGCCCTGTGGTAATGTCAAAGCGCACCCGCGTACCAAGTGCGGACGGTGCGCCCGTTGGTGCCGAATAATTGAACCCCCAAGGCGCTGTAAATGGCGTTTGTGCCGAAACGAATGGGGCAAAGGAAACAATCAGCAAAAGCGCTGCAAATATTTTTTTCATGGTTTTTTGAAGTTTTGATTTTTATAATGGCGAAACGCGCTTTAACATATCCGTTATGCCCGTATCTGTTTCAACTGAAAACCAGTAATGATCGTTTGTTGTAAGCCCCGCCGCCCGCGCTGCCGTGTCGTTTGCATAACTACCAAGCCCGGACAAATACGCTGTGAGCATTTCAAAGAAGTATGTCGGGTATGCAGCCCCTTCAACATAGATCAATTCACATTCATTTGCCATTATGGAGAAACGCGCTTAAATGTGTTATAAATGCCCGTGTCTGTCGTTTGGCTAAACCAGTAAAATTGCCCCGTTGTTAAGCCCGCCGCCCTTGCGTCGGCATCGTTTGCGTATGAATCAAGTGAATTAAGAAACGTCTTGAAAGTAAACCCAGGCAAAACAGGTGTACGGCAGCAAGGGTCTTCTTGCACGGCGGATGGGAACTCCTCAAAGTTGAACGTTAAATCCTCAAAGCAAACATTTTCCTGTACGATTAAATCAATGCTCCGACCGTAAAGCGAAGTCGCCAGCCCTTCTGTGTATATCCCGTTTTGTTGCTGATTATTCGCACTGAGCATTTCAGAAAAGCCCCGGCCTGTTTCAACTGTAATACCGCCAACATCGTTAAGCGCCTCCAAATATTGCGAATGGTACAAACCCCAGGGCCCTCCGTCAATTCGAGCAACTTTCACGCCTTGCAAATAAAATATAACCTGGTCAAGTAGGCGCGAAGTGTCCAAAAACAGATCGTTCTTTGTTCGCTTATCACACGCACAACAATCGCAGTCTTTGCAGTCGTTTTTTAGCGCGTCTGTGACTGACAGCGAAATGTTATATAGATTTTTCCACTTGTTTCGGGCAAAAGGCTCATTTGTGCGGATAGATTGCACAAAACAGGATAGCACGGGGAAATCAAACTCGATTTTATCTTTCGGGTATCCCATATCCGCCCAAAGCCGCGACCAAAAGAAGTTTTTGCCCTTATCGCAAATTGTTGCGCCTAAATTGGGTGTTTGAAGCGAGCGCCCGCCTTCTTCCGTTTCAACTAACCACGTTTGCAAGCGCTTGCAGGGTTGATCTTGCACAATAGGGCTATGCCTGACCGCATCGGCCAATATCCCGTAAAAGTCGTTAAGGTTGAAAACATAATCTGACATACTGTGCAAAAGTTGACACAAATATAAGGAGATTAAAACAAAAAAACCCAACACAGTTAAGTATTGGGGTTTTGTGATTATAAAACCAATTTTATGCTATCATATAAAGCGCCTTGCCTCTTGCTGTTTTCAAATATTCGACCTGGTTCCAAAACTTCTCAATCATGGTTTTTGCCTCATTTGCTTCAATACCCATTTTGATTAATTCTTTTTCGGTGCGGGCTTTCATTGTTTCGATGCTCATTTTCTTTGCGTTTTTTATGCAGCCTTGCATTATTGCTTCGCTGCTTTGATGTTACAAAGATAATATCGGGGTATCAAATTTTAAAACCGTATCGACAAACGTGCCAAAAAATCCGACGAACGGCACGTTTCCATCTACAAACGTTTTACCGTTCCGCTATCTTGTCACTCATCAAAGAAATTGCCGTTTCGTAGTTCGCCCGGCAAGCGCATTCATAAAGCGACGGCGTAGAACCAAACCAGGCATGTTCCATTAGTGCCGTTAGTAGCGCCCTATGCCCTACACGGGCAAAGACCGCTTCGTTGTGTTTTGCTGCTTTGGCTTGCGCTTCGGCTTGCAAACGCGCATCTCCAAGATTTGAATTAGGCAAAGGCGGCTCAAAAAAGTAAAGACATCGGCCTTTGCGCCTAAGCCCTGCAATGTACTGCTCAAAAAAAAAGCGACATCCAGCGCCGTTTGACAATCAATGTCGGAAAAGTGTTTCATTCGATCACTCAAAAACCTTTCCTTTTCGCCTTCTTCAATTGGCAAACCTTCCCCCTCTTTTCGACAAATTGCTGCCATTGTGCGTAGGTACATGCTGAATAGCACACTGCCTGTCGTGTCCTCGGTTTGCAATTGTTCTGCGATCCTTTTCGTTTCCAAAACTTCTATTGCCTCTATTACCGAAATCCCCGGCATAACATCCACGCCTGATAATGCGATTTGCTGAATAAACGGAATTTTGTATTGTTCGCCCTTATATTCAAAATCGCAGTCCGCTTCCGTGCGCTGCTTTGGCGTTACCATGCCGATCACTTTGTAGATGTGCGCAAAGACAGGCGCAAGGGTGCCGTCTAAGTTCGTGGCGCTGCTGTAAATGCCCCCTACTTGCGCGTCGAGCATTTCACCGTAGTCTACACCCGATATAGCGCTAATTGACAGCACGGCGCGTTTGACAGCGTTTTCCGAGCCTTCCTGTGCTTTGAGAAAGTCGATATATCTGGATAGTTTAAGTTCGGACGGGTTGGTAGGTAGTTCTATGCTTAGAACCTCTTTACCGTCCTTGTCTTGGAGTATGGCGTTAAGCATCGGCTTTGTGGGCGTAGATTGTGGTGTTATGTTCGGTCGAATGGATTAGGGGTAGTTCATGCCGCGTTATTGCCTTTGCGAATGGCGCAAAATGTCCGTACATCTTTTCAGATTTTTCAATCTGATTATATTCGCTTATGGCCTTTTCTATGTCTTGTTTTATTTGCTGCTCTAAATCGGCATAGTGTTTATACTGCTCTTTATCAGGAAAGAAAAACAGCATGTACACAAGGAAGCAAACAGCCGATATTGCAATAACAAGTACGGCGGTATCAATTAGGTAATTCATACGCGTTTTTTATGATGAAATTTAAACTTTTGGTTTGCGCCCGCGCTTTTTTACCTCGCTTTGAAATTCAATTGCCTCTTTTGCTGATTCATCGGACAGTTGTAGCAATTCATCGGCATTCAAATTAACCTCCACAGCATTTCCGCTTTGGGCGGGTGTACTGTTGCTGTTCGTATGGTTCGGTTGCGATAATTGCGGGCTGTCGGGCGCTGTCGATTGTATTAGCGTCGGGTTCAAAGTTTTTTTTTCCGCATCATAATCGCCCCGATCAATGGCGTTAAGCGTCATGCGGGTTTCGTTGTCCTGAAACTTTGTGGTAACAAATACACGAAAGTCACGGCAAATTTGCGCCTCCTTTGCGGTTTTGTTTTCTTTCCAGCGCATCAAATTATAGATGCTGATAAGCGATTGTTTGAAGTCCATTTTTATCTGATTTGCCGCTTAAACGGCTTTTGTGACGTTATGTGTTTGCTTGCCCAATACCGGATCGCGTCAATCGCATGGTTCCATTCGTCTATCGGTTCACCTGTTGGCTTTCCAGTTCGCTTATCCATTACCCAGGAATAGTTATCAAGTTCCTTTTTCAAGTTCACAGACCGCGCTGTTATGCAAATAGGGTAGTTTCCTAACAAGTCCAAACCATGCTTTATACTCCCAGGCCCTTTGTCTGCTGCTTCGATTTTTGGGAACCCTAAGCCGCTTATTTCTTTGATCGCTTCCGGGTTTCGATCCGCAATAATACGCAAATTTTTAGAAACTAACCGATCTTTCATCGTTTTTGCCCTTATATGCGAAGTCATGTTGTAATCATACATTACCTCATCAACATACAATTTTCCTTCATAAATACCGCAATGCACAAGCGACGTAGGATCGGGATAAAAACCAAAGTCCATGCCATACCCCTGCTTTTGCGCATCGGCTGGCATATCTGGAACGATGCTGTAATCTTTGAAAACAAGCCCTTCTGTTAGCGTTCCCCATTCGCCCAGGGCATAGACCAAGTATTGCTGATAGTTCCTAACCCTTAAGCGCTCAAAAGTCAAATGCTGACTTTCAGGGCTAAAGTGATTATCTAAGTACGTTGTTTTCAAAACAAACGGGTCGTAATCCGTTGCCTTTAAAAAGTAATCGTGTATCCAACTGTCCCGCGAAATGGGATTAAAGGTAAAGTGAATGTGGTTTGGTGCCTTTACCGTTCTTACGCGCCTATCCAACTCCAAAAAGTCATCGGCTGTAATGCTCCCGCGTTTGTCAAGCGGCTCCTCTAACCAAATATCTGTAATATCTGCAATAGACTTCAACTTGTCCACATCGTCAAGCCCCCCGGATAGCATTACGTTACCATTATGGCAGCGTATGATCATGGGCGCTTCAAGGACGGTGAAATACTTTTGCAGATTATACCGCGCTATTTGATCTTTGAACAGTTGAAACTGCGAATGCCGAACGGTAACATGGTCTTTTCGGACAAATAGGACGCGGCAATACGGTTCGGTTAAAACCTTAATCAGTAATTCCGTAGCTTTCCAGTCGCTTTTGCCTGCCGAACTTCCACCATACAATATTTGTATTCTTTCGGGCCTGTTGTAGTGTGGCATAAATACGTCATTGGCGACAATAGGGACAAAACCGCCTATGTTGCCAATATACGCCAATTGCCCTGGCGTTAAATGCGCCGCCCTCGATGCTGGTAAAAACCGAATATTTGCACTCACTCACTTTTGTTCTCTATTTTTACAATTTTCAGTATATCGTCTACATCCCCGGCACTTAATGCCTTTGGAGGTGTGTAGTTAGATATATTTACTGTTACTGATTCGGCTTTTGCGTCCGGCTGTTTTGCCTTGCCGTAGGCACGATCTAAAAGTATTTCAGCAGCCCGCAAATTGCCCTGTGTTGCCATTTGGCGAAGTTTGCGCAGGATAGCATCGGCGGCGCTTATGCCTTCTTTTTCTTCGCCCATAATTTCAGCAAGGAGCGTGTCAAGGTTCGGCAACTTGCGCGGCCTGCCGTTCGGATTGCGCACCTCGCCTTTTTGCGCGGGCCTTAAATTTTCGGGTGTACCTCCTTTTCGTGCCATATTTCTTTATTAATTCTAATTTAACGGGATATTTTCGGATCTTTTCGTTTCCGCATTTGTCATTGCAAGGAACCGATTAAACGGCCCCGGAACACAACTGCTCAACTCAATGTATGTCGTGCCATGTTCGGGAAATGTATGCGCCGCAAAATGGCTCTCGCTAAGCAATATTAACACCGTGTACCCTTGCGGATCAAAGTGATGCTCCACCTTCCCTACTATGCAAAATCCGGAATCATTAAGCGCTTTTTCATAATACGCCAAAATATCCGCAGGCTCTGTAATTGACACCCAAGCACTAAAGTTCCACATCCTGGCTTCCATCTGTTTCAGGTATTTCAATTTTTGGATAGATGCTTTTGATCTTTGTTGGATCGCCTTTGTAAAATACCAATACGTTTTGGTGGCACTTTACAGGCTTTCGATTTCCCATTTGTTTAGAGGCCCGCAATGCACCCGTTCCAATAACCTCGATGAGTATAAGATCACTGTAAAAAAGAACACCCTGCTCCTTAAAAATGGCTTTAATATCATCGGGGAAACAACGGTAAAACCCATTTTTATCCCGTATGTCGCCAACAACAACAACAGCAAATCTGTTAGGCTTCAAGCACTTGATCGCGCCGGTAAATGCATTTTTTAATATTTGCAGAAAATCCGGATATGATCCTTGATTGCTTGCATCATTTTCAAGGTCGCTGTAAACCTCAAGATCAAAATATGGCGGGCAACTAAAAAATAAATCTTGGCTTTCCGGCTCTATATGATTACAAACATTTTGCCCATCATCGCAAATATACTGCGCTGACATCCCCGCTACTCGGGCTGCATTTAGATCTGCTTGTTCTTGACGCAACTCGATACCAGTAAATTTTTGTCCGGTATAGGCCGCTACATATCCAAAAACAGAATCACCAGCGAAGCAATCAAATGCCGTTCCGTTTGGTACAGCAAACCAATGACAAATTGTTTCAGATAGAACCGGGTCGAGAAGTGAAACGCCTCCGGACTCTTGTAGTTTTTTGCTTACCGGATTTGTCGGCGGGCTGGTGAACAATTTGTTTTCACGACTTTCACCATTATCACCAATTATCTCACGCCATGCTCGTTTTCGATCCTGCCAATATCCCTGCCGAGTATCAAGAATTGAAAACGGAGGTACAATAAACTTTGCTCGTAAACTGTCGGTAGCATCTTTTTTTGATGCCTCTTTTTCTTCTTCATCATATTGCGCATAAGATGGAATATCCAAGCCCCAATCCTGCAACTTTTCCGTGTCCCATTCATTCGCCAGGGCATCCCAATCCCACTCACCAAAGGAAAGGTTGTCTTTGATAATAAATTCGGCTTGCTGCTCGTCTGTGAAATTGGTAACTACAACGTTTGCGTATTCAATGCCCAGGTCAAGCATTGCGCGAAGGCGCATATTGCCGCCTAGTACCTCCATCTTGCTGTTTACAACGATGGGCCGCGCTGCGAGCATTTCGGGAAACTCTGATATAGACTTTTTTAGTTGCTTAAACTTTTCGTCTTTTATCGTTCGCGGGTTAATCGGGTTTAAAACCAGATCCTTAACCCTTACTTTTTTTATTTCGTTTTCCATTTCTGTTTTTACACTGTTCATGTGTGTTACATAAATGCAAGCGCAATACATAATTCACACTCGCATTTTCATAACACAAAAGTAGCACATTGTTTCGGCTTTTGCAAGTTTGGTTTTAATCGCCGCAATTCACTACTCGCCGCAATTCGGGCAAAACGTTTCTTTGTAAATCGCTGGTAGTTCAATTTTCCATTCGTGCTTGCATTTTAAGCAACGTGCTTGCATTGGGTTTGGCGTGTTTTCGTGTTGGCCTAAGTTCCCGTTTTCAGCATTCGCAACATTTGCAAGATGCGGCACCCAGTCTTTCATCCATTGAAGCGCCGCGAATCTATTATAGGCCTGATGCCTTTCGTTAAGTTCAAGGTCTTCATTATACGCAATTTCTTTCATTGCCTGGCTGGTAGTTTCAATTTGCGCCAAAAGATCGGATTTGGAAATGTGGTCTTTTGGAGCGTAGTTTGGCGTTTTTGGGATTTCGTTATCTTCCATAAAAATATGATTTAAAACCCAATTTTTGACTAAGTGATATGCCATTGCCATAGCCCCGGAAGACTGCTTAGAGATCGGCATATTTTTATCTTCATATAGCATTGCCGCTTCCTTTGCCTGTTCAATCATTTTATCAAGTTGTGCCAAAAGATCAACCTTTGGAATACACCCCTGCAAAACCTTTTCTTCGATCAATTCAACCATGCGCCCATATGTGATTTTTTCTTGTGCCAATTGCGCTTCAAATTCGCGCATGTCAGATACTTTAAGGATTTTTGCCATTTTTCAAAACAAATTTAACGCCCAAAACGCTCCATAAAAGCCGCCCAAAATGATCGACCACTGAAAAGCGAATATAAGCAAAGTTAATAATAAAAAGTCAATCGGCAAAGGAATCAACAAAGCAAAAAACGGCAATAACAAAAGCCTTTCGCTTAACCAAAAGTATTGCACAATTGACAGGATTAAGCACGAAACCCAATTGACAGACCAAAACCACTCGCTACCGCCGTTTGTGTGGCGTATGCCGTTGTACTGAAAGCGGGCAAATAAACGGTGTAGGCGCTGTTCGATCTGATAAGCGTACAATACGGGCAATCCTACGGCGTACACGGTCACGTTCCCAAACATCGGACGTAGTTCCGCTTTTATCTGTTCTTTTCTTTGCTTCGCTGCAATGCTAATACCAATCTTCGCCCGGTATGGCATCGCATACGGGGCAAAGATTAGGTAAAGGTGTTCAAAACGGGGTAATTTCATTTTTAAAAAATCGGTGCGTACTCCGATACTGCCATCGCTGGCAGTACCGGAAATTCTTCGCTTTGATACTCTCCATCGCCGCCGCCTTTTTCGAGCGCATCGAAAAACTCTTGCACTACGGCCTCATTAATGGCAGAAAATGTTTTGCGGCTTATTTTTTTAGGATCAATCAATGCCCAGGCAGACATTAATACTGTTTCGCCATCATCGTAGGTTCCGTTTTGGACGGCTGAGCGTATAATCTCAAAGCCTTCTGCCGTTCCTTCTTCTGTGTCAATTGTGATAATACACTCAACAGCGTATTCAACATCGAATGATAGGTTTAAAGATGGATTTTCGGAAGAAAATAATACTTTGGCGGTGAAATTGTGCGGCTTGTACATTGCGTTGCGTTTTATGATTGAATGATGCACAAATGTATTACATAAATACCAAAGCGCAAACTTTTAACCGTGCTTTTATACGCACTTTTCAAAAATTAACCCATTTATCGACCAAAACCAAAAAATAAAGCCCGAACGACAAGCGAACGGGCCTTATTCAAACCATTTATTTTTTTCTTAGTTTTTCTTAGTTGCTGCCAACGGGCCATCGTTTAATCTGTGAAGCGTTAAACGCAGCCTTGTTGCCTTTGCCGTCATTACCTTCAATGCTCAAAATTCTAAAGGTCTGCTTTTTATCCTGAGTTAACGTCATATCTAAGAAGTATGCAGCCCAATAAACAGCGTCGGCAAAATCGCAAGGGTTCGGCAGGATAAAACCACGCCCGGCAAAAAAAGTGCGCACGTTTGCATTTATATCCGCGCTGGATTTTTCGGCAAAGTCATTTGTGGAATACTCCAATTTGACAGACGTTACTTTGGCGGTGTTTAACGCCGCCTCCTTTGCCTTTTTGCTTGTCGTTTTCATTGTAGCAGCATCCAATGACGCACTACCAGACGGCCCCCAAAAGATCGACCAATCGCCCGTAACTGTGTACTCGATTGTACGATACTCGCGCTTAACTGGATTCGGGTTTGGGTCTGCCGGGTTTCCGTTCCCTGGCTGGTCGTTAAATGTTGGCGGAACTTTCGTAGGGCTTGTATTCAAAATACCCCGGACATAATCAATGCCCCATCCTGTTAGATTATCGCGCCCTTGCGTTTCCAAATCGGTAGCAACAAAGCAAAGGTACTTTCTCATTGCCTTGTAATCCGGTATCAAATTACCATACTTGCTTTTGGCAATTGCGGCACACGCTGTTAGAAATGGCGTTGCCATGCTTGTGCCGCTTAAGGTTGCATATTGACCGTTTAGGTATGTCGATAAGATATTGCGCCCCGGCATCGTAACTGCAAGTTCTACGCCCATTGTGCTGTAAGTCGAACGCTTCAAATTGTCATCGAGCGAACCACACGCGATTGAATAGGGACTATTGCCCGGATATTGTACCCCATTTGCGCCCGTATTGCCCGCCGCAATTAAGTAGATCACGCCTAAATCAGTCGATGCCCTTAGCGCGTTTTCAACATTTGGCAACAGGGCAGTACCACCGCCAAAAGAACCATTACAAACGATGCTCCAACCTTGCGCAATTAACGCCCGGTCTTCGCTCGTTTCGCCGTTCACCGCGTTGCGGAACCAATCAAAAGAACCGCTACCATTATCGCCTAAAATCTTAACGGGTTTCCATTTAATAGTGCCGTTATCAATTAGCGCGTCAAGTACGCCAAACCCATCGGCTGCAATGATCCCGGCGCAATGCGTACCGTGCCCCTGCGCGTCGGGTAGGCTTACGCTGCCTGTGTAGTTGCTGCCTGGCATTTGTCCTTGTTGCAGCGCTGCATGTGCCGTTCCGCCGCTTGTGTCGTACACCTTAACCACTACGCGGCCCTTGCATTCGGCTTGTAATCGCTGTTTGATCGAATCGGGCAAAACCAAGCGAACGCCCCAATTATCGGGCGAAGATGCGGCGAACGTGTTAGAAACATTTTGCGGCACTCGTTCAATCGGATCAATGACTATTGGCCATTGCTGCTTTAGATCGTCCGTTTCCTTTTCGGCACGGTTAAGCGCTCGTTTGTACGGGTTGAAAATTTGGGCATCGCTCGAAAAAGCAACGGCCAAAAATAAAATGACAAAAATTTGTTTTAATCTCATTTGTTTATGTTTGTTTTAAAAATGGTTTTTACTTGGTTTTTACTTTGGATAGATGTGCTGCCTTACAATTTCGTAAGACTGCTTTTTCAGGTACCCCGTGTTTTGGCTTGTCAGTACCCCGCATGATTGCCAAAGTCCTTGCCCTGGTTCATCGGCTGCCATAAACATAAAAGCACGGGAAACGCCCGCCTTTTTGTAGGCTTTGTAAGTTTCTACAATTTGCATTCCTTGTGCCTGTTCATCGCTCATTCCATATTTTTGGCCTTCAATATGCATCCAACTTTGCGGGCGCGAATCACACCCAAGTTCAGTTACCCAAACGGGACTATTTACACTGTGGGCAATTGATACAATACTGTCGATCATTGCAAAGTCGTTATCTTCATTTGGCATACACGCGCCCGACAAATACCAATCCGGGGGCCATTTGTCGTAAATATTTCCTAAGTGCGAATAGTGGTGAACGTTTACAACATCGGGTAGTTCGCTTCCAAGCGCTTGCAAGTGCTGCAAAAATTCGAGTAGGTACTTTTCATCAAAACCCGTCAAACCAGCCATTACAACTTTCATTTTTTTGTCTGCTTCGCGCACCCGCTTAATAACAGCCGAAAAGAGCGCTGCATGTTCTTTGGGTGTTAAATACCGCTCCGTTCCAATGTCCCACCATCTGTCAAACTCATTTCCTATCTCGATATGTGAAATTAATTTAAGCCCCGATCTTTTGACATTTGGAATATCGCCCGACCATCGCGGCGTTGTGTCAACCCTTAACACGGAATCCGGATGTTTTTGCGAACCATACCTACAAACAAACTGATACCAAAATTCGGCATAATCAGCATACGAAGTTGGGTTTTCGCGATCAAGTCCCTTTTTTATCGGCGGGTAGTTGTTTGATCCTGACCATTCATTTTCGGGCCTATACCATTCAGGCGTTTGATTAATGCAGGGTAGCACATCTATACCCGCTTTTTTGCACCTGGCAAAATATACATCTAATCCGCTTGCTTCCTGTGTTTCGGCTTGGTACATCGGTTGTACAAAAATACCGCCCGGTCTCCATATCCAACCGCTTGCAATGTACACGCGAAAGGAGCGGAACATTTTGATTTTTTGGACGGGAACCCAGGGAAACGTATTTACCCCGTAAAATCTTGAACTGTAAACGCTATGCGTGTCGGCTTCGACATAGCGCTTTCCAAAGTTGTAAATTTTTGGTATCGCTTGCGGTGCCGTCGCATCTTCTTTTGCGCATGAAGCAAAAAAGGCAAGCATTAATACAAAATATAGTCTTTTCCCCATTGAATGACAGGCAAATAGTTTGGTTTTTTGCACTACAAAGATAGTTTATTTTCAAAATATTGGCAATAAAAAAGCCCGTACCAATGTGGCACGGGCAAAGTGTTTGCTGTTTATTGTCCCTTGTTTTATCAGATAAACACTAAACCGCTAAATGTGATTTTAAAAAGGGGAAATATGAGCAAATAACACAACGTTTTGTATGTTGATGCAACGTATTCCTTTTGCATTTAGGGCAAAAATCGGCAGATATGCCCGCTTGTTGTTCGGGCGTACAACGATATTCAATTCTTTCTTTTAAAAGGTCTTGATAATGCTCTGTTTGGGTTTTCATTGGGTTTTCTATGCTCCTAACATAAGCATCCGACCAGCATTTTTCACAACTTGCCATTTTTTTGATTTTTTTAGGCGAACGTTAAAAACTGCTATCAGGCCAACCCGTGTGCATGTTTCGGCCTTTGCCTACTTTGAAAAATTCGGGCTGCATACTTAACCCAATGACCATGCCCTTTGCAGGTTGTACAGATTGTGTTTGTCTGGATTGCAGCGTTTTTGTCCAGTCCTCAAATGTGGAGTACCCGCAATGCTCAAACCTCCCTACCCTGTTTTCAACAATTTCTGAGAACCATCCTTCGATGTTTGAACCGTCTTCAAAAAGGTCAAATGTTGGTTTAGGAGTGTTTTCAAACCAAAACGATCGCCCGTCCGGTTCAACCGCATAATACTTTGCCCACGTTGGAGCATTTTCCCAGTCTGGTGTTTCTTTTTGCATGGTATTGCGTTTTAAATTGTGAATAATAAGATGCACAAATGTAACACACAATTTAACAATTCCAAACTTTTATCGACAAACGACAAAAAAAGCGGCACGAAATACATCGCACCGCTTAATCAAAACCAACAATCCTTTTTTTATTCTTACTCCTTCGCTTATTCGGCAGGTGGTACGGCATCCAAATCAGCCAACTCATTCAATTTTTGAATGGCAACAACCGCATCAACGGTCGCATTGAACAACTTTTCGAGAGCGGTTTCTGCTTCCGGTGTAGCGGCTTTGATGATAAGCGCCAATGTCGCTTTTACTTCAGTTGCTTGGTCTTCTGTCAATTCAGGCAAAGCCTGTCCCAATGTGTAGGCAAGATCAACCAGCGCTCCGGCTTGGTCTGTGTACTCCGTGTTATCAATAGCAGCAAGGCGGTCAACTTCCAGGGACGCAACTTGTACGGCTCCGGCTGTGTTCAAAACGGTTTCTACTGCAGTTTCCAGTTCGTTGTTTTCAAAGTCAACGGTTTTGGTAATCAGTGCGGCAATTTTTTTAAAAATCATGGTTCTTTTATTTTTTGTTAAACGTTTAAGAATACCCCAAAGGTAAAGAAATAACCGCGCAAAACCACTGCTTAGCAAAACTTTACGCATGTTTAACATTGTTTATTGCTTGCGGCGAAATTCGCGCAAAATGACAATGAAAATAAAGCAAACGATGAATAGGTAGATCATACCACAAAGTTATTTCTTTTTTGCTTTTTGGTGCAACTTATATTGCTGTTCCGCCATAATCGCAAGTTTGGCCGCGTCGCGCTTGTCTTGTTCTGTCTTATTCCCTTTGTAGTTTTCCGGTGTCAATGTGTTGGCTTTTAACCACGCTTCAAACAAATTCAGATCCGCAATTTTAGCGCCTTTCTTTTTGGGCGAAATTTCTACTGTCAATTCAGGCTTTAAAATTTCCGTAACAATATCGACCGATATTTGAGAAACAGCCATGTTCATGCCGACGTTTTGCCGTTCTTTGTTGCTTGCCTTTGGGTTGAATTGCAACTTTTGAAGGTTGCTGTTTTCCACTAAAATATGATGCGGAAAAATGTCGATCACAAGTTTGGTAAAAACGCCCAGGTTTTTGCACTCAAAAAATTGTACCGTATTTTCGGGCCTCCGAATAACAGCGCACCAAAACCCGTTTTTTCGGAATGCAGGATCAACGCCCATAAAAACCAATCCTTCATCGTTTTGCTTTGTATTGCTCATGGCAGTGTTTTACACCTTCTTGGAAGGCTGTTTCGGAACGTCGATCAATAATGCTTTGCAGTTGCATCCTAAGCGCATACGATATACCCGCGCTTTCGCAAAGTTCCTTTAGTTTTAGCGCCGTGTGTTGTTCGCTCCATCCTCTCATATTGCGAGCCGATAAACAGCAAAGGAAACATTATGCCCCGCCGCGTTTTTGTAAGATTTTTTATCAGTCAGGATTTTAACCCCGCCGCGCCTTAGATCATTTATACGAGCGGCAAGGCGCATACACCCGTACAAAGTTTGCGCCTGCTTTGGGTTTATTTCGCGGTACTTTAAGAGGTGTTCAATAATGCGGCGGTTTTGGCTTTTAGTGGCTTCGCTTTTTAATGTTGACATTTTCGCGTTTTTTAAAGTGAATCAATATTTTTTCCCGTGCAAATACTCCCGGAATGTATTGTATTTTACTTTCAAGTCAATGTGAAAATACAAATCAATATCCATTTTCTTGCACAAACTTTCAATCATCGCAAGTGCCGTGTTCAATTGACGGCCCCCGCGATCATTGTCTAAGTTTACCGCGCCGTTAAAACCCCGCGCTTCCAAAACGTAGGACATAATATCGCCCACATAATCGGCGAAATTGAAATAGTCCGGGTCAACCTCCAAACCGTTCGGCAAAAGATACTTTTCAGAAATCGGAATACGCAAACGGCCCATAAAATCAAAAAGGCGTATTGCGGCATCGGCCAATTCTTCATCTACCGTTCCTTTTACTTCGCGTTCGTAAAGCGCCTTAAATTCGCTGTCAGGCGTTTGCATGTTGATCGTAATTTGATCGTTTGCAAATCGGCCTTCGCGGTGCGCGTCAATCGCTTCTGATAGTTCGGTAACAACCAAAACCAACTTTTCGCTGTAATTGATCGGCTGGTTCCAAAATCCTTTCAGTGCGTTCCCGCTGTTAATCTGCTGCGCTCTCTCGTTCTTTGTCATTCGTTATAGTGAATTTTTAAAATGGTTTATTATCAATTTCGGCCAACTTTTCCCGCGCTCCCTGGCAAGCGTCGATTAATTTAGGCAATGCGGTAAAAAGTGAAACAAAAGCGCACCCGCAATTCGAGTAAATGCGCCATTCGCCTTTTTCAAATTTCAGTTTAGATTTTTCCCAACCTTGCATTTTTTTACTGTTTATATGTGAATGATTTTATTTGTCCCGAAAAGCCAACCCCGCCCGCGTTCATTATTTCGCCCTGCTTTTGAAGCGTAGAAAAAAGCGCAAGCGCATCGTTTTCCATTATTCCCATTGCCCGGCATACCCTCAAAAACGTAGCAAGCACAAACGGGCCTTTGATGGAAATTTTAGGCTGTTCTTTTTTGGCGGGTTGCTTTTTTGCTTTGCTCATTTTTAAAATGGTATGTCTTTAATGTTTGCGGGCCTTTCCATTTGGCTATACCCCGACCATTGTATTTTTTCTTGCTCCACAAAAGTATCATTTTCGCTGTAAAATCCATGCACTTCATCAAATCTGCATCGAACGCCAAACGGCCCGCAATTCCGACCTTTTGCGATTTCTATTTCGGCTGCTTTTTCATGGTATGGCAGACCGCTATCATCGCAAACGATGTTGTAATATCCAGGGCGGTACAAAAGGAAAATCGTACTTGCATCCTGCTCCAAATCGCCCGAACCGCGTAAGTGTATCATTTTTGGCCGCTTGTCGGCACTTTCTTCGCCCGCCCGGCTTATTTGAGCAAGCGCCAAAAGCGGTATGTTTAGTTCAAGGCAAAGCGAACGCACCGCAGCGCTAATTTCTGCAATTTCATCTACCCGGCCCCCGCGTATTTCCTTTTCTCGCATTAACTGAATGTAGTCAATCGTTGCAAATTGTATGCCCCTTTCATAGTATTCTTGTCGCAAAAAGTTAAGGATAGATTGAAGACTTCGTCCCGGATTAATGCACTTTGCAGGGAACTTCTTTACCCGCTCCCACGAATCTAAATAGTGCTGCATTTCCGATTCACTCGCTTTCGAAAAGTCCGTGTTCCACTTTACCCCGCATTCCATTTGCCACAACCGCTTTTGTACGTCTTTTGGGGTGTTTTCCAAATTTATGTACACAGACGGGATATTATTTTTGCAACATTCGTAAATCCAGTTTAGTCCAAAAAATGATTTTCCCATGCCCGTGCGACCTGCTGCAATAGCGTATTCTCCAGGCTCTAAGTACGGTAACTTGTGGCGTAAAGTGTCAATTGGCGGCTTAACAGGGTAGTCGATAACTTTGCCATCAATCGAAGCAAAAAGCGCTGCTTCAAATTCTTTTTTCCCGTCGCTGTCTTCCTGCGCAATTGTAGCGCCCATTTCTTTGCGCACTTTGTCGGATAGTATCTTTATTTCTTCGCTCGTTTTGCCTTCCATTGCCCACTTAATAACACTTTGCGCAACTTTATGCACTTCGACATATTGCCCCCAAATCGTTTTAAATACCTCGAACGCTTCTATCAAATCCGTTTCGCTGTGGCGTTCTGTCATTTGCATAACAACCTCACTTTCCATGCCTGCTCTTTGCGCAATACTGAAAGCGCCGTACGACTGGTTTAGTTTGTATAGTTCCAGGCAAGCCAAAGCTACCTTGTTATCTGCAAAAAACATGCACGGCTTCAAATGCTTTGCAATTGTCAGCATGTTGTACGGCTCGGCAACCATCCTGCAAGTGATAATGCTTTCGGCTGTTTTGTACTTTTTGAATATTTCCGTATCTAAAAACGGATCGACAAAGGTCGGGTTTGTAACGATTGTACTCATTGCGCGTTTTTCTTTGCGGCGTGAATGCCCATGTGGTAATCTAATTCAGCGTCTAACTTCGCCATTCTTTCCCAAAGCGCTGTTGACTGCATTTCCCCTAAACATTGCGCATACGCCAAATGACGGCGAAATTTTGCCTTTTCTTTCGGGTGTATAATTGCGCTCATTGCCTCGGACGCGGTTAAAAAATACTGGTCAACCAAAGGAAGTGCAAGTATCTGATCTTCCGAAAATGCGCCCGGCCCGTTTAATGGTATCGAAAAATCAACTGTAGCATGTGCCAAAAGCGCCCAACGGCTTTGTAAAATGTGCGTTTGTTGCTTTGTCATATCAAAACCATTCAATGCCGTTTTTGATAATTGCGCCGCTTGTTGCGCTTTGGCCTTCGCTTTGCGGTTGTGGTTTTGGTTTTTTGGGCGTTGCTTCCTCTAAATAGATCGTAAATTTTCCGCTAAAGAGCGTGTCAGGTCGCAAGTATTGGCGCATGTTCGCATCAGGATTCCATTTCATAACCTTAAAATCAATTACCCGCTTTGCTTCTTCGATGCTCATTCCTTCATTTAGTCGGGCAATGACATACTTTTGGGTTTGCGGGTTTTTTACATCAAACGACCGCCCGGCTTTTTCGTTGAGGTGCGCCAAAATTTCGGCGGCGGCGGCTGTTTTTTCATTTTCCTTTTTTTTGTTTTTAGGCAAAGGTTTTAAATCTGCCTCACTATTAACCTTATTCATACTAATATCTAACTGTACCTCTATATTACCCGTAACTTTGTTTACACTGCCTTGTAAACTTTGTTTACACTCGCTGTAAACTTTGTTTACACTTTCGTTTTCTTGCTGTAAACTTTGTTTACAATCTTGCTTTGCATTTTCTTTGCTTTCGGTGCCATTTTGAATGTCAATAAATTGCGCCGTTGCCCGGAAAAAACCCGTTCCCGCTTGCGTTTCCAAAAGCCCGCTTTGCTCCAAACGTGCGATCATTTTGTAAAGCCCAGGGCGCGTAATGCCCACAAAATCCGCTACATCGTCTTTGGTATCGGTACACCATCCGACCAACTTCATACGCGGGTCTGCACAACGGTAAAGCGCATAAGAGCAAAGCGCGTATTCATCGCGTGTTATGCCCATGCTTTTACGGGCGTTTTCATTTATGCTTGTACTTGATTTTTTAAGTTGGCTCATTTGGATTAGGATTTAGACATTAAAAGATCGGTTAACCATATTTTACCCTTTTCTTTGTCTATGACAATATAGCCAAATTTTTGTAAATTCAAGATCGGGTCTATCAAACTGTCCTGTGTGCATTGCATAGCATCGGCAAGATGTTTTGTCAAGGATTCCGGGCCTTCATTGGTGTAATTAAGCAAAAGCATTTCAACCAAAATGTACTTTTCATCCGGCGTTAACTCTTTTGAGTACCAAATGTGCGCGGGTATAAAAACCCCTGTAAACTCCCTTTTTTGGCTCATAATTGATCTTCATTTAAAGGCTGCCAATTCACGCCGTCTGTGGTGTATTCACAAGTGACGATATTAAAAACTACCATACCGCTTTGCCAGTGGTTTTCCGGGTCAAAGTATTTGGTCAAAAACGGCTCGGTGCCGGGTTGTGTTATTAAGTACATGGCGTTTCAGGGTTTAGTGGTTCAAAATCGGGGCAATTGTCCCAATGTGTATTTATATCAGTGGATGGGTCTACTTCCGGGTGCATAACCCACCATTCTCTATTACAATAAAAACAAGAATAGTCGTCTGGTTGACCACTTCCAATGTGGTATTTTTTATGCTTGCATGAATCGCATTTATCTGCCATATCAGAAAATAAAAAACCCTTGAAATTTGAGCGGCGGCCTGGAAAGCACATTGACTATCTTACACATAGTCTACCGCTCAAACCACAAGGGTATGAACAATTTAATTTTTTTTTGCCTGTGTAAGAGGCGTTGCCCGTCCGATGGGCGCATATTTTAAACGGGGTTTCCAATCCCGCTATCCCCTTTGGGATGTTGCAAAGATAAGGTATTGAGATTTATTTCTCAAACATTTTTACAATTTTTCTCGCGTTTGTAATCCACTCCCCCGGTTCGCTCGGAACATTCCAAGGCCCGCCCGGTTTGCCGTATGCTTCGATTGTTTCTTTCAGTTGCTCCAAAAGAAGCGGCCCATTGATAAGAAACTTTGCGGCATCGCGGGCTGCTTCGCTATCCGGGTAGCCGCCAGATTCTCCAAAGTTGAGCATGGCCATACATTCGCCGTCCTGTTTTTGGACTTCGACGTGACCGCTGTACATTTCGATTTTAAGCGGGTTAGTTTTCATAAACGGTGGCTTTAAAACCGTTTTGGAAATAAACCACAGTACCAGAAACGCAAGCAACCTCGTAGCGTCCGTGATTTTTGTTTGTGAAAACCATTACATCGCTTTCGTTTGGGATGCGCCTAACGGATTCGTAGTAGTGTTTGCCGTTGTAAAAATCAAACAGCACATCGTACTGAAAATCTGATTTTTGAACAAAACTAATTTTTACCGTTTTGAAACGGAAAATGTCAATTTGATCGGTTTGGTGTTCCGCAAAAGTGACCGGGTATGTTTTGCCCTGTTGCGAAAAGGCAAGCATCGGGGCAAACAGGCAAAGAAAAAGAAATGCTTTTTTCATTGGAATGAAATTTTGTTGTGAAATAATATGCAAATGTAAAACGGAAAACTTTGGTAATTTTTCATTATCGACCAAAGTGCCTTATTTATCGACAAACGACCGGAGCACTGCCGCCTTTTTTGCTTCGAGCGATATTGCAAGGTCGGAAATAGTTAATTTTCCATCACAATACGCATTTAGGCGAACGTAGCGCCCGTTTACGATTCGATAACCGTCTAAGCCAGCGTTTTTGTAGTATTGCGGGTTTTGATAGCCTTGGTACAAAACCGTGCTTTCATCAGCCCCCACAAAAGACGGTGCAAAAACGCATGTGTATACATCGCACGGTCTTTTAAGCGGTTTGCCCTTTGCCCGGTCGATCATATATTCCCGTGTCAGGCGCATTAAGCCCGATATGTCACGCTTTACACACATGGCTTTTACCATGTCAAGGGTAGCGGGTTTGTCATTAATTTTTAGCCCCTCTAAACCTGTTCGCGTGAATTGGATAGGCCCGGCCGCATTGCCATCTTCTCGAATAATAAACGGATTCATGCCGCATTCAGATAGGTACACCATGTAAAACGCAAGCGGTGTACTACCTGTTTGGGCTGCGATGCTTGCGGTTTCGCTTTTGAATGTTTCAAACTCATAACTATCCAGGTGCTTTTTCGCCTTCGCTTCAAAACATGCCAAAGCGTGTGTTGAAGTGTCAGGCATAGCGTACACGGGCGCAATATACATTTGCTCCACATACTGTAAAGCGTCCGAAACTTGCAAGCGCCATAAAAACAGGCACAGCGCAAACGTAGCACACACAAATAAGCGCGTTAAGGTCGGGCGCACAATAGCGGGCGCAATGAAGCGCAATGCTCGTACAAGCCATTTCACGGCGAAATAAAGCAGCCTGTTAAACTGCCAAATGCACCAAACTAGCAAAAAGCAGATAAAAAAGCCCGTCCAACCGGACAGGCTTAGGAGTGTTTGAATAAGATTGCTCATATTATGCGCAAGTTCTTATTGTAGTGCGGATTTGAAATGGTTTGAAAAGTTAAAAGACATTCATCGTTAATTTGACGGCCTTTTACTTTTAAGGTTCCAACAAACGAATGTTTGCCTATCTCGGTAACAGTTAAAACCGAATCATTGCCCATTTCTATTTGTGTTCCAATTTGAACACTTGCAGCGAATTGTATTTGTTGTGCGGTTGTCATTGTTTGCGTTTTATTTTTTTAGTGGTAATGGTTTAGTTTACGCTTTTCTTTGCCTCAATCAGCATTTCAAGTTTTGAAATTTGGTGTTCTGCGTAACCTCCAAGGATTTCCCAAAATTTGCTTTCTGATTTAATTTTGTAACCCTGTTTCAATCCTTTCAAATCAGCATAATCTTTTTGCAAAAGCAGGGATTGGCCGTGAAAATAAACTGTAATGCAGTCCATATAAGTTGTTTTTGGTGGTGATTAAATCGGCTTATGCCATTACTTTTTTGTAAATCAAATGAATTGCGCTCCTTTGCGGCCCCGTAATGTACTCCATAATGTTTTCTGCTTCGCCGTCTATTACTTCTTCTTCGGCCTGTTCATTTGTTATGCCGTAATGGTTTGCGATATTGGAAAGAACATCGGCTTTCATCGCTGAAGATATGCGGCTTAAAAATGTGATATTTGTTTGTGCGTTTGACATGGTGCGTTTTATTTTTTTGCGTTAATGATGGTACAAAGATAACACATAAATGCGCGCTGTCAACACCGTATCGACCAAAGTACCGTTTTTATCGACGAACGTAAGCAAATGATCGACGAAAAGAAAAGCGCCCTTGGAGTAGGGCGCTTTTTGTGTGTATTGTGTGCTATTGCCTTTTGTCTTTAATGTCGAGCGTCTTTAGGATACCTCCTAATATTACGCCGTTAAACATTCCCAAAAGGTAAAAAAGTATTGCAAGTAAAAAAGTCATAGTTTATTGATTTAAGCCTTTATACTGATTCGGCGCTGCGTATGGTCGATGCGGCGGCGCGTTTATAACTTGCGGGTCAGGTACAACTTTGTTTACAATTTTTCTAACAATTGCGATAAGAGCAAACCATAATATAACGCCCCCGAATTGCCAGGATATGAAAATCGAAACAATAGAGGCGAAGTCGCCTGTTAATGCAAGTATATAGATATTTATCAGCATTATAATCGCAATCAAAATGGAAAAAATGTATGTCCAAAGTATCGCACCCGCCGCAATGTTATGCAGATAGCCGCCGTATATACTTGTTCCACACGCATTTATTACACTTTCTTTTGTTGCTGTTTTTGCGACAAGGATACTGATACCCAAAAGCCCCATAAGTACATGGAAAAAGTTACCCAACACATAGATAGCAAGTTTCCACCATTGCAAACTTTGCCCCCATATCTTTTTTGTGCTTTTGTCGATCTTTTCTTTCCATGCTTCAATTGCAATCGCTGTTTGCAAACTGTCATCTAATTGCAATTCGCCCGGCGCTGGTAGTGCGCTTTGTGTAACGCTTGCACTCGCCGTTTTTGAAGTTTTTGAAGTTTTTGAAGTTTGTGACGTTTGCGGCGTTTCGGCTTTGTCTGGGTAGACGGTTTTTATTTGCCCACCGTTTACAACTTGAATAGCGATAAGCCGTCCAGCATTGTCCGCATCGTTAAAGTATGCGCCGCCTTTCAAAAGTTCCGCATAAGTCTTTGTTCCGTCCCCTGTCCGGTTGATCGGCGTGTCCTCAAAAACAAACTTAACTTGTCCGATAGGGCGAACGGACAAATAGCGCGTTTGTCCTAAGTACTCCATAACCCGGACGGACTTTTGAGCGGACAAAGGAAACGCGAAAAGGACAAACAAAACGGACAATGACCAAAGGACATTAATTTTCTTTTCCGCGCTTTTCCCGGTTGGAGCAATCAGTTTTTCACGCGGTGCCCATCTGTTATAGTGGAAACAAAATTCGTTCAAATAGGCTTGGTATTCGGCCCATGTTTCGCCCTTGTAGTCATGCGCTGCAATTGGCGTTTCTGTTTCATCGGCTTGGAACGGCGGTGTGTTACGATCAAAGGCGTATGATTCGCCCGTGTCAGTTATGAGCAAGCCGCAAACGTCTTGGTATGCAATGCAGACAATCCAAACGCCGTCTACCTGGTTTGCTTTTGCCTGGTTAAACCTTTCCAATAGATCGCGCTTTGTTTCTGTATTCGTTTGGTTTACGATCAATAGGTCGGGGCTAATTGTTACGGCGTTTAGTTGTTGCAGTTTTTCGCCGTTTGTAAGTTCCAAAACCGTGTGATTAATCGTTAACCCTTTGCCCATGTTGTAGATAATCGAAGCGACAATACACGCGGCGAATAGTCCACAAAGGCAAAAATTCATCGTAAGAATGAAGGCGCTACTACCCCATGAAACGATCATTAAAATTAATTCATCGCCATTTGGATTGATCGGCAAAAGCATGTAAGCCGCTATGGTTAGGGACAATCCCAAAAGCATACATACCCCTACCCCGAACAAAAATAAGGTTTGAAGGCGGGGCAAAGTAGGTGCAAAAGTCTTTTGCATGTTGCGTTGTATTTTATTGTGAATGAATGATTTATGAAAAGTGCAAAACGAATTGCACCGTATAGGCACTATTTTGAGGCCACTCCCCTACCGATAGGGGGCTTGGATTCTGTCAGGGCTGCATGATCCTTTTTAAGCATACGTTCGCCGTACCCCCGCCCGTTGTGTTTGAGTATTTTTATAATGTCATTTAGGCTGTAACACTCCAACATTAAGCGCTTTACCCGAACGGCACGGGTGAGGTTTGGGGTGTAGCCCTGGTGCTTTTGCTTAATCTTTGAAATTTCGGTTAAGGTCAGTTCGATCTGCTTTGATTCGGACCAATCAAACACCCCCGGCGCTTGCTGGTTTGACTTTAGCGCCTCGATAGGGCGCGATTTAACCGTAATTTCAAAGACTGCCATATGCTACTTTTTTAATAATTCGTTGTAAGAAATGTAAAAAACAGCGCCGCAAAGTAGCGCCATAATCGCTGCCAAAACGGTTGCGGTGCCGTATGTTCCCGTGTTCAGCACCTCCGTAACAATGCCCAAAAAGCGGGTAGGGTAGCCATCTTTTCCAAATCCCGTTAAGCCGCCGTATATGCGTATGAAGTTGCAAAAGCCTTCATATACGATCATAAGCCCGACAAGTATGCGCCCGGCTTTCGTAGTTGCCCCGGCCAAAGTAAGCGCAAACGGAAAAGCGGAAAATAAAAGTGTGAGCAAAACGGACATCGAAACGTGTCCGCTTATGTCCGACGTAACCGCCCACATATTTTGTAGCGATGCAATAGCGGGGACAGCCATACAAGCGATCAAAACGGCTTTTTGTCCGTTTGTCCGTTCCGTTTTTTGAGTTGTTTCCGTTTGTGGTGTTGTGTCCGTTTCCGCTTTAATGTCCGGTAAAATGTCCGCTTTTGTTTCCGCTTTTGGAATGTCCAAAGTTTCCGCTTTGGTTTCCTTTAGCGGTTTTTTTGTCCGTGCGTTTCCGCTTGGGTATAACAGGCACATTTCCGCGTCCGTCGCTACATGGTTCCGATCAAAAGCGGTTCCGATATATCGGCTCCAGCGTTTCCGCATGGCTTCTATTGCGGCTGCGTCGTTTCCGCATTTTTCAGCAATTGTTTTCCGGCTGCTGTCCGGTGCGTTTTCTTGTGTTGTAAATGACATTTTTCTTGCGTTTTTTATTGTGTGTGCAAATGTGTTACATTTGTGTTAAACTACCAAATATGTAACACATAATTTTGTGGAATGGTTGGACATTAACAAAAAACGCCCGCATTTTGTGCAGGGCGTTTAAGTCAATTTTTTTTTATTTTAAACTTGGCGCTAAACCAGCCGAAATAATTGGATAGCCGTCGCTTCTGCGAAAAAAATGCCCGGAAAAAACCTGCTCCATTTCCTTGTCTTGCCCGTCTGGAATATCGGCATACCAAAATCCAGGGCGCGTACAAATAGAGGGGCGCAAATTTAATCCCTTAAATGGCCCTGGGTCAATTATTCGGCCCCCGTGACCTGAATAATTTGATTGGTACTCAAATTTTACGCCTAAAATATTAAGCACCTCGTCTGTTGTTTCTGTGATTTGCATTGTTGCGTTATTTTATTTGTTAAACGATGTAGCAAAGATAATATCGCCATCCTAATTTTTACCACCGCATCGACCAAACATCGCTTTTTATAGACCAACGTACAAAAACCATCGACGAACGTAAAAAGCCGCTCGAATTTTCATCCAAGCGGCCCACTCATTCACCAAACCAATTTCCCATATCTTTAGCGCTTACAATATTTTGCCCTTTAAAATGCGCATGTTTTTCATGTGGTATTCATTGCCTTCGCCCTCGACATAGGCAAAACCGTGATTCCATTTGTTTATTGGCAACCATTCCGGATTAAGTTCACAAAGACAGCCCAATGACCATGTAGTAACCATTCGGCCCCGGCTTGTCGGCTGTGTGTGTTCGCTCGTTTGGTGGTGATGCCCGCATACGCCACTTTCCCCACCTCGTAAGAAAAGCCCCCGTGCAATGTTAACAGGACTAAAAACCGAACCACCCATTTCATGCCCATGCAGTATAGTAAGCCCGCAAAAGTCAATTAAGCGCTTTTTATCGACAACCTCAAAATTTAAATCGGGTAGCCTGGTTTTTATGGCTTGCTCCAAATTTAAGTTTTGGATTTCGTGCATGTCTGCCAGTTGTGGTATTTCTTGCACTTTTTGCCACAAATAATGCTCGAATCTTTCATCGTGATTTCCATATTTGAAAATTATTTTGCAGCCTAATTCCTTTTGAAACACTTTTAAAAGTTCGCAGCCTATGTCTATTTCCTCCGACATCTTGCGTTTACGCGGGTCTTTCAAAAAGCGCGAACCGCCGTAAAAATCAAAAAAATCCCCATTGATAACGAGCGTATCAATGGGGTTTTTAATGTAGTATTCAATTGCGGCACTTATGGCGCTTATTGAATGAAAGGGTGCGTGTATATCACTCACAAGCCCAATGCGCCCGCCTTTTATTTCAAATACCGGGTAATCTGTTTCATCAGATTCCGGTATGTTGTAGGGGTTGTAAGGTCGCGGTTCTGCTTCTATGAATTCGGTGTTTCTTTTTGGTATGTAGTCCTTGCCAGATTTCCCCGCGATATTTCGAAGTACACTTCTTGCGCTCTCCAAATTTTTGAACATCAAATGATTTTCGGCATACATTTTCCGTGCCAGGGTAAGTGTTGGCATTTCGGGAAAACGTCTGCGATATTCCCGTGCAACATCAGCTTGCGTCATGCGGTTTTTTGTTTTTAAATGTGCAAAGTATATGCCAATGAATTGTTTATCAACTACTTAATAGTGCAAAGTTACAGGAAATAAAAAGCCCCGATACTGTTTTGCAATATCAGGGCTAAAAATTGGCACACTTTATTTATTTAGGCCAATGCTCAAGTAGTGCCGTGCCGATCACAAGGGCCACAAACAGCGTAGCGCATACGCAAATAATTTGGGCGCTGGTTTTGTATTTCAATTGTTCTTTTGTCATTTTTGAATGTTGTTTAATTGTGCCAAAGATTTTTCGTAGGAAATGAAAGTGCGTAAGTGGTCGCACCTGTGCGTTATCGCTGCAACCATCCTTTCGCATTGTTCGTAAAGCGCTTCATATTCGGCGCATTGTGTTTCGCTCCAACGCTTGCGATCTGTCGGGGTGCCATTTAGCGCCCAATCTGGTAAATTCGAAAGCGCGTTCGATTGCGCTACCCTCAAATAATACTTTGCGTTACCCTGCAATTTTCCTGCATAGGGTAGCCATGTCGATAATTCGTTAAGCAAGTCCATAACCGCTTCGACTTGCGTGTGGTCTACGTCTGTTCTTGCTAATTTTTCCAGGTGCGCTGCATCCTTCAGTAGTTGGTCGAGCGGTACAATATCCAGCGCCCCGGCAATGCTATTGAACGGCGTGATGCCGATAATAACCTGCGTTCCGTTGGGTATTTCATTAAGGCAAGCGCGTATTTGTGCGCTTGCCTCTGAATTTAGTTTGCCCCCTTCGACCATAATGCCCTTTACTGCGTTGATCTTATCCATAATTAGAAGGGTAGATCGTCTTCACCGCCCGCGCCTTTGTAGGTTGGAAACGGGTCGTTTGCTGGTTGTGGTTTCGGTTGCGTTGCCCGTGTTGCGCCCGGCGCTGGTAATTTGGTTTGTTGAACCGGGTTTGCAACACTTACGATTTTCCAGGCATTAAGGTTGGTAATGTATTTACCGTTCCATTCGCGCCCGCGAAGATCAAAGGAAACGTCGATCTCTTGCCCTTGTTGGAAATTGTCAAGAATGCCGCATCGCTCGTTTACGGCTTGGAATTGGATTAGTTGCGGATATTCGCCCGGCGTTTCAATAACAAAGTTTCGCGTTTGAAACTTATCGCTTTTTACCTCCGTGTCGAATAGGACGGCAAGCGTACCGCGTACTGTGAATGATGTTTCTGCCATTTTTTAGCGTTTTTTATTGTTTACAAATAGTTGATTCCGTGCGTGTTCATATCTGTTTTTAGCCAAAAATCCTGCGAAGCATCCCAGATTGTAGGGTCAAACATGCTTTCGAGAATGCACCGTTTAAATTCGTAGCAATACTTTGCAAGTTGCCGTTCAGCACTCCAAAGGTTTTTATCGCTAAAGCAATGCACGGATGTTTCGCCGTTGCCGTCTACTGCTGCAATATGGCAAGCGTTGCCGCCTCCAACGGCTTTATCATATCCAAATGCTTGCCAGTGCAAACGACGCGACCAAATAGCGCTTTGCGCCTTGTATAGCGTTGCATCGGGCATATTTTTAAGGTCTAAAATTATGCCCTGTTTGCCGTCGTGTCCTTTTGCGTCAATGAAGCCCCGGAAATTGATACCGCAAAATTCCCAATTTACCGCGACCTCGGTTTCTGTGATGCTGTCCAAAACGTAACGGCAAGCGCTGTTTCTAAGAACGGAACGCGCCCGAAACTTTGCTTCTTTGTCAACTTTCCCAGGTAGTACGATCACCCCGGTAGAATCTTTGACCGCCTTAATAATGTCGTCAATCTTCATTTTGAAGTCTATTTCAGGCTCACACACAAAGTCTGCATAGATTTTTTTCCATGCCTCTTTTCCTTCTTTTGTAGCGCCGTTCACATCGGGCGCAATAAAGTAGCGTTCTGCATACCTTTCAGATTCTAAAATAAGGCAATGCACGGCGCTACCCAAAAGCATAGCAAGCGTGTTTTTTTGTTCCTGCAACTTGTACGCGATAAACGCACCGGGCGAAACGGCGAAGGCACTAAGGCTCGAAAAAGACAGTTTGTAGTTACCGCTTTGCAATTCCGCAATAAGCGCGGCTTTTTCATCGGCTTTAGGCTCTACATAGCCATCTTCAAATAAATCGGTAAATTCGCTCATTCAGGTAGGCTTTTTCCATGCTTAACAATAGCATCGTAGTAAAGCGCTGCCAGTTTCGTACCGTTTTCAAACCCTTGTTTTTGGCGCTCGTAAAGCGCCTTTAATTCGGACTTGGTTTTGCAAGCAATGATCTCGCTCACATAGTCTTCATGCAGGTATGCTTCTTCCTGCTCAGTTCCCTTTACAGATTCGATTGTCAAATCTTGAATAGCGTACTCCTCCTCCTCGATATTAAGCCCGGCAACTTCATCTGCAAAAGCCATGCGCAAAGCGTGTGCTTCTGCAACCTTTTCGATCATATTAAACGGCATGGTAAGCCATTTGCTTGTTGCGGGCGGGTTTGCGGGGCAATATTCCCGGAAAAGAACGGTTTTTGTAAACGGGCAACGTGTACCGCCAACAACCTTGTACACCGTAACCGTGCAAGATGTTGGGTAGTGTTTGCCGTTTACAAGTTGCGCCGCCGTTTGGTATGTTCCATCGGCTTGCAAGTCAAACTTTGCATCGTCTTTCCCTGCTGCCAGGCCCGAACGTGCCGCCTTTGCCCGCATCCCGTCAATGCCTACAATGATACTGTAAGTGCCCTTGTAGGGTATCAGATAGATTTCTTTTTTGAACGGTGAAAGTTTATGCTGGTTTGCCGTAATAGCAAACACTTTCAGAATGTCAGGCGGCGTGTTTGCTGGAATTACCCCGGCCCGTGCGAGCGTTGCAATTTCTTCGCGGCCAATTAACTGCGGAATTAAATCCTTTTCCATGCGTTTTTTATTTAGTGATGAATGATTTATTTCAAATGCCCTTCAAAAAGTCGCAAACGTTGCCTTAATAGTTCTATTTCAACTTTGAGGTCTGCAATTTGTTCTTTAAGATCGGCAATTCTCACAAGGGCGCTTTTTATTTGCCCGTTGTGCGTAAAGTTGTCTTTTGGTTCGACGGTGATCTTTTCGAGCGGTTTATATTCCTTCTTCATTTTGCCTTAGTTTGGTGAATAAATTGTTTATTTCGCGGCAAACATTTTTAGGCCCGAAATGCGCCGTTAACCATTCTTTGTTTTCGGGCAAAATGCGTAAAGTCATTGTGACCATTTTAACCCCGTGAAGGGTTGGCCTACCTTTGCCGATTCCTTTTTGTCGCGGTCGTTTTGTTTTTTCTTCCATGCTTTTTGTTTCCACAAATGTAGCACATAAGTATCAGACCGCCAAATATGTAACACAAAAAGAAACGCCCTGCGATGTGCAAGGCGTTTTGTTTGGCTTAGAAAACTGCTACATATTTGCAAGTATTAAATCGCATTGCATTTGGTTGTATGCAGTAATTATAAGTTTAGACAATTCTTCGTAAGATGAATACTGCCCGCCTACCAAAAGGCGAAGTTCATTGTTTTCAGTAAAGGGTACTGCCCTGTTGCCATTTTTTATAAATGAATTACACGCTACATTATGAGCGGCTTCAATTATTTCTTGTTGTGATTTTCCTTGTAAGTTCGATGACAATTCCATGTTATTTATTTTTTGCGTTTTGTCTTATTGACCTTACAAAGATAATAGCGCCATCCTAATTTTTCCCATCGTATCGACGAACGTGCCTTATTTATCGACAAACGCACACTTTTAATCGACCAACGTATTTTTACGAAAGGATTAAACCGGATTTACCATAAAAAAGTCGTTTTTTGGGTAGATCGAAAGCGCGGGTCTGCAATCCATGTGTACCCAGGTTTTTGTAAATTCAGGGTTTTCAATTGTGCATATTCCAATTTCTGCAAATTTGCTATAATTGGCCCGCATTGCTTCAATGATTTCAAGAGGGGTATATTTTTCGCTCGAAAGATCAATCGCCCGGCCAAAACGATGCTGTGAATAAGACGCGCCCGTTCTTGTGTTTGGCAGTCTAAAGCCGCGTTCTTTGTACGGCCCTCCTACATGGTAGTTGTTGATCGTTATAGCGCTGTCGAGTATATCGCGCACTAATTGACCGCCTTCAATAATGCGCGGGTCAACAAACCACAAGCAGCGTTCATCGCCTTTGTAAAGGCGTATTATTTGAGGTGGCACAAACTCCTCTATAACAAAATTCTTTGAAACTTTCATTTTTGGGTTTTTACAAAGGTAATGGAAATAAAAAAGGCTCGCCACGTTTGGCAAGCCCGAAAAATCCCATTGAACACTCTTTATTATTTATGCGTTTGCCGTTGCTGGTTTTGGCGGGTTTTGAATTATCCCCCAAATTACTGCACCAATCGAGAAAACCGCCGTAAGCATTGCGCCGTAGTTCTTTGCAATGATCGCATCGAATAAATCTTTGAGCGAAGGGACAAGGCTTCCAAGTACCGGAGAAAAGGACGTAAGAAAGCCCAACAAGAACGGCCAAAAGTTCGGATTTTTCAAGATCGCTAAAAATCCCGCGAACTTTGCATCTTTTACAAACAATCGCCAGTTACCCACAAGGCCAACAACGCCCAAAAGGTAAGCAACGGTTTCGCTTGCAAGTCCGGTTGAAAGGCCAAAGCCCACGCCCACAAGCATAATCAAATTGAAAAGGAAGTTTTCACGCTTCCAAATTGGCTGGTTTCCCATTTTTTTATTTATGTTTAGTTAAAGTTTCAACTTCTTTTCGCATCGCTTTTGACTGCTTTAGAGCGTTATCAAATCGCAAACTATCTTTTATTAGTTTGACCGCGATGCTGTCGTTTACATGCTCGATGCGTTCAACATCGGCCGTACTTGCTTTTGGCTTTGGTGTTTGCCCTTCAAAATAAAAGATCACCGCAAAAAATGCAAAGACCTCAAAAATAATAAACGCGATTAATGTTTTCATTTATCCAGGTTTCTCAACTTTTTTACAGTGGCTTGCACATTGCGCTCCACCTCAACTTGTTTTTCGTAAATGGCGCTAATTTGCTCCATCAGTTTTATTTGTTGATCTTTCAGGCGCTCAACTTGCCGGGTAGCATCCTCTTTGCAAATGATTAATTCGCATTGAAGTTGCTTATTCAGTGACTCTTTGGTGCGAATTGTTGCAGAAAGGTACGCAATTGCCGATAAAAGGCAAATGATAAACCCTACAACAATGTTACGCACAAGGATTTTAGAAAGTCCCCATGCGTCAAACTCCTTTTCTTGCTCTGATTTTTCGATTTCTGACATGGCTAATTTTTGCAGGGGATAGCGCAAATTTACGGCCAAAAACCCAAAAAAGAAAGTATTGTTTTTGCGCTATTGCTGCACTGAATAATTCAGAATGTATGTTCCAGCGGCGGGCGCTGTGTTTGCGTCAATAGAAAAAACTGTGCTGCTTTGGCTGCCGATAAAAAAGTTTGTCATTTGCCCGGCAGCGGGGCCATTCCGAGCGGTTAATGTCACAAACGGCGTTCCAAGCATTGAACCAGAATAGGTTATATTTACAAGCGGCCCAGATGTTATGCCCGTCCCAGAAACTACTATTGTGACCTGACCTGCCTTATCATTTGAGTTTGTTGCAAGTGTCGCCGTTCCTGTTGATCCAGCCGCCGCCTGTTTTGTCGCTGTTGGGGTAGCGTAACTAAGAAGTGTTTTGTATGTTGTTCCCGCCGCCGTTTTTGCTTCGATCCGGTTTAAATCTGAATTCCCCCAAATGCCCGCAATAGATGATGTGTGCCTGTTTGCAGTACCGCCCGTTGGTAGTCCAAAAGGAATTGCAAGCCCCCATCGCGCTGTTAAATCTGTTGCGGGTGTTGTGGAAAACCCAAAATAGCCGCCCGTTGCAATCTCCATAACGTCCGACGTTCCCGGCACAGTGCTTGCTGATAATTTGAACGGATCGCCAGAAACACTATTATCTATACCTGTTGTCCAAGTCGTTGCACCGTTTACGATGTATTGCGATATTGGGTCGCCCGCGCTACCGCCGCCTACAATCACTTGCCTAATGGCGTTTGATGCCGCGTTTGTAGTCGATGTGTTGAATGTGCGGCTTATGACATTACTACCCGTTGCCGATACACTGCCATCGAAAGCATAAGTAAATCCGCCTGTTGTTCCAAGCGTTCCCGATGTACGAAAAAACGCATCGCCCGAAACAAGGGTGCCATCTGTTGCCAATATTATATCCGCATCTGTTGCGTCTGTTACTTGCAGTTTTGCGCCCGTTGCGGTTGTTGTTCCTACCGATACATTGCTTAATCTGTAAATGTCCGAACCCGAAACCGTCCAATTTGAACTACCCGCCGCAGCCGAAAGCGAACCGCCCGAAAGCGTAAGGCCCGAACCTATGCTAATTGCGCCAACATCACCGCTTGCGTTTCTGCCGATTATACTTGTAGGTGTACCCGAAACGCTGCCGATCCTTAACCCTGCATTTGTTTGTACTTGCCCGGCTGTTGTTGCCATTAGAACACTTGCGCCTAAATTACCGCTAATCAAATGGAACGCGCCCGTGTCGAGCGATGCTAAATACCATGTGTCACCTGTTGACAGTGTTGTGTTCCAAAGCCTTGCATGTGGCGATGTTATACCTGATACCGGGTTGCCAGCGCCCCTGCTTACCATTGCCCCGTCCATTCGGGTAGCGCCGTTAATATAAGCCTCAAAGCCTGAAAGCGGCGCGCCGCCTATGCCTATTTCGTTGCCGTTGTTTGTGATTTGGCTGTTTGTAATCCAGTTTGTACCGTCGTACCGCAAAGTGTGCGTATTTGTCGATGTTGGCAAGCCTACCGTTATGTTAGGCGTAGATGCGCCAATTGTTATACCGCGCTCACCTAAGATGCTCAAAGCGCCTGTAAGCGAATTAAGTGATGTTACCCCGCCGCCCGTTGCCGCAATTGTCACAATGCCATCACTACCCGTTCCCGTTGTTGTTAGGCTTATATTTGATCCTTCGACCAACTTAACAGACCCGCCCGAACTTGAAAGCGTTGCCGTGTGACTTGTTGCATCGCTTGTATTAGCGATTGTTTGGATTTCGTTTGTTGTTGAACCGTCCACCTCAGTAGCGGTTATGGTAATTTGCCCACCGTTTGCGCTTGTCGTTTCGGAAATTGTGTTTATGCCCGCCGCATTAATCGTTACCCCGCTTGCGCCTGTTGTATTGGACAGCAAAACGGACGATGTGGCACTGCCCGCACCAACGCCCAAAACGCCCTCGTTTGCCGTGTTGCCGTCAACCTCTGTGCCTGTGATTGTGAAATTTGGGTAGGTTCCTGCTACAACATTAATACCCCCGCCCGTTATGCTTACTGTTTGATCGGGTGCTGTATTGTTGATTGTAATTGTATCATTTGACCGTGACAAGTCTATGCCCGTTGTGCCTTCTTTCAAAACAGCCGCACCGCCGCCGCCCGAAAGCGCGATGTTGTACCGCGTTGGCCCGGCCCCCGTTGCGCTCAAAACTTGCGCCGCGCCAGTTGCCGCCGTTACGATAAACTTTTGGTTTGTTGTGTCGAGTAGAATACTTGCACCGCCCCTGCCTACCATTGTCACCGTATCATTGCGCATTACCTTTGTCGTGCGTAGGCTATCCGAAATGTAGAACAGTTTGCCAGGGACGTTGCAAGGGCATTCTAAAGCGGCTTTGAAAGCGGCTAAATTAGCAAAAGAAGTACCCGAAAGATTGATCGTTATGCTTTCCGGGTTTGGTATGATCTCCTTAATAATCGCATTATTGCCCTGCCATTGGATTAGGTAGGGTGCGTCGATCCATTTTACAACGGTGCCCGATTTTTTCACCAAAAGCCCGCAAAAAAAGCGGGTTTGTGTTTGTCCTGTGCAAATGTCACAACGCACCCCGGACAGATCGCCGCAATAACATTCAAAAGTGAAAGTTTGCGCGTCTGTAAATGAAGCGAGCAGGGCAAAAAACGCGAATAATAGTATTTTTTTCATTTTATCGTCTTTTAAAAAGCAGGCCAAATGTAGCCTCGCTGCCTACAAAATAAGCAGCCGAAACACAAGCGCTTTGAATCAAAATGTCTAAAACCCTATGCTTTATCGGTTTTGATTTCCAGTTTTTAGAAACATGCGCCGTTCCTGTGATCGAAGCGCCCGCAAGCCCGATGTTATGGACGGCGTAAAGCATGTGGTAACTGTCTGTCAATTGAACAGGAACATACCAAGGTCGGGTGTATTTATTGCGCCACGACAAATGATTGTCCCAATATTGGCGGTTTGCTTTTGGAAACACCTCAAAAAAGCGGTCTTTTCGCCACATTGTAGCTTCTCGCGTACCCCCGGCAACACCGCCAACAAAAGCAAGCGAAGCAGGCAAAATAGCCGATCTAAAAGCGGCTTTAAAATTGTATTTTGGGGATTGTGCGCTTGCTGATAAAAAGCAAAGCAAAAAGGAAAGAATTAAGACGTTTTTCATTGTATGCGTTTTTATGATGAAAAATTAGTTACTCACTTGTGCGAATCCATCCTATACCCGTGTAAAACTTAAACGTGTAAACGCCGTATCCTGCCGTTGTAGTCGGGACGGTGCCAAAAATGGAAGATGCGTCGGCACTGTTGATCGTTAAGGATGTGACGGCATTGTTAAAAACAAGCCTTGATACAAAGCCGTCTGCAACACTGCCAGGTAGCGAAAAAGTAAAAGACGCTTGTGTGCTGCCTTGATTTATAAAATTATCGGTTTTTGCGCTCGATAATTCAATCGGCCCGATCACGCCCGTAATAGTGTTGTAGGATTGCGCCGCCCTTGGTAGCGAAGGTTCGTATTTTAGGGAAGTGCCGCTATAAATTAGCATTTCGCCGTCTAATGGTTCATCCGGAGCAACCTCAACACCCTGCAACTTCTTAACCTTCGCGCGTTCGCTGTTTCCTGTTAGATCGCCGTTAAGCGGCAAAGTGTCTGCCGAAAAGATACTGCCATTCCAGCGCCAAACCTCGCCCACATTTGGCGGTATGGTATCGAATTGGGCATGTGCTGAAAAAGCGTTACACAAAAGTAATACAAAAATAAATAGTCGCATGGGTTTTGGTTTTAAATGAAAGGTAGCCGACATTTTTAGTGTCGACTACCTTTCTAAAATTATCGTAAAACGGTAACTGAAAAAACACCCGCAACCGGATTAACGGCCCCGGCTGTTGCATTGTGGTAGCGAATGAATATTGTGTCATTGGTTGCCTTCGCGTTGTACATTGCGCCCGCTGGTATGTTGAAGGGTAGGCCCAAAATAACCTTTTCCCCTGCCAATACTCCTGGAATGCGAATAAACAAATCGGCTGTTAAATTCGAGTTGACAGAACCAAAGTCGAGCGTAGCGCTTGCATCCAATTTTTTTACGGCGGCTGCATACCAAGTCCCCGCGATGCGATCATACACTTGCAAAGCGCTTGCCGTGCTTACGCTTGAATTGTACCAAAGGTGCGAAGTTGTACCAAGGATCGGTTTTAGTGTCGGTGCTACTTTCGAGTAAGATACCGGAAGGCGCGCCGTTACCAATTGCGCGTTTAAAATGTTCGCGCAAAAAAGAATAAGGCAAATTGCAAAAAATAGTTGTTTCATTTTTCTGTTTTTGAAAATGGCCCGCCTGTTAAACAGACAGGCCATTGTTATGAATTTCCCAGGGTTTCGATTAAGCAACGGTAAAGGCTTCGCCGCAACGGTCGAGCGTCAATGTAACACCGCCTAACACAAGTACGGTGTTTACTGGAACGTAGAACACCAAATCGTAGGATGTGGTGTTGTCGGTTACGCCAATGCTTCCGTATTTGTTCGCACCAAGGCCCGCAGTCAAAGCAGTGTCGATTTTTGTCAACACTTGCGCTGCTGTGGTTGTACCGGGTGTAATCGAAGTCAAAGGCGAAGAAATACCGTTAATGGTAAACGCTGTGCTTGCTCCGCCTGTGAAGGTAGATACCGCAACGCGACAAAGGCCACGTTTTACACAGCGCGCCGTTCCTGCGTTCACGGTCGTAGATGTGTTGTGTAGCATCGAAACTACAACTACTTCGCCGTTGATCGAGTATTCGGTGTTTGCTGCCAAAGTACGCGCTTGGATGCCAGGGATGCCGTCGCCATCATCATCAAAGCCATTCGCTTTCAGTGCGTCTGAAATTGCTTTCACAACGGCCGCCTGTCCAGTTACGGCAGGGCTGAAAGTAACGGTTTTGTTGTTGCCCGCAGTGTCTTTAAAAATAATGTTGTTTACCGCGTTTGCAGTCGGTATCAAAACCGTGTAAGTGCATTCGGTTTCGGCTGTTCCAGGGCAACAACCGCTCGCCGTCTTACCTATTTTCGCTAAGTTATTAGCGTTTTGGGTAGGGTTCAAAAGTTCACGAATCATGTTTTTTCGTTTTATTTGTTATTCAATTGGTTGTTTACCGTCCAAAACGCGGTAAAAGTTTGCTATTTCAAGATCGCCCCATTTCCCAAGCGGACAGTGTGTTATTTCCGTCCTTGCTTTTTTGGGGCTTAGATTTGTTTCTGCCTTGGTTTTCAAGTCCAAAAAACACCAACAAACGCCACATTTGTTTTCCTGCTCTTTCCGATGCTCACAAGTCATACAAACAGACATTCGTTCACTCGCTATTTGATCTGTCGTTTCAGATTCAACAAGTAGATTTTTGGCTAAAAAATGTTGCGCTTTTAAAATGAATGCGTTTGTCATTTCAATATTTTGTTACGTTTTTTAGTCCCCATCTACGAGCGCCTACTTTTGGACTTTCGCAGTCTACCCCGCAAAGATCAATGTCAGCAAATACACATGTTCCATCGTCTTTTACTTTGCGAATCCAACGAAACATATTTGCTGAAATAAGATCAATTTGACGCAAAACGTTTTGCTGAATTAATGATATTTCGCTCACCTTTGCATCTCGCTGTCCATTATTGTCCGCTTCAATCACCGTCAAACCCTTTGCGCCCGCCGTCCAGGTGTCAAACACAATGCAATGGTAGTACGTTTTTTGGGCCAAAATTTGGCACAAATAAGTATCCCAAAGCGTATTCAAACAGGCAACGGTAAATTTTTGAACCGCCGTCCAATTTGTGCCCGTAAGCGGATCGTTTGAATTTGCCGCCGCTGTTGACTTGTATAGGCAACCGTTGCGCTCTACAATGGCGTTAAGCGCGTAAGATGTGCCGCTTTCCCAATCCGTTACGCTCGTTATAACCGTCAAATTTGCGGCCATATAGTCGTAAAACTTTGAACCAAAACAAGTATAAATATAGTCTTCTTCGATCTGCAAAATGACATTGCAAATATTCGCTGTCGGGTAGTTTGAAAGTACCGGAGCGTATTTTATAACGTCATTTGTTGAAAGAATAGCCATTTTAATCTTGCGTTTCGATTATGTCATTGCTTGCAGCGTTGCCAGCGTTTCCAGTTGTAGACACGGCCCGGCTTTGTTCAAGTGCGTTCTTTTGTGTTTCCGTGTACATTTCAACCATATCCTTTACCGGACTTTCAAAAGAAACTGAAAACTGGTTTAAATCCTCTTTGCCGATTATCTTCCAAATTTCTGTAAGGATCGCGTTTGTAAAGTTTAAAACATTGTAGCGAAGTTCCTTAATGATAGGCTCCACATTTAAAATGTAGTCTTCAACGAAAGCGTTTTGCCCGCCCAATCCTGTCGCCTGGTCGAATGCCATAAAGCGTTTCGTTACTTTATGCGAACGCAAAACGTGTTCAGCACTTAACTTGCCCATCTCCACATACCACGCTTCGTTTGTGTTTGGCTTCACCTGGAAAATAAACATTTCCTTTGCTCCCATTGGCCGCGAAGTGAAAAGTACGCTTTGCGGGTCTTTGCCTTTTTGGGTAAATTGGTGTTCTACCCGATCTGCAAAACTGTCAAAACCAAGGCTTTTTGCGTCGTTGTCGTCTGATTCTTCGATGCCCTCAACCTCGATTATCATTTGGCCTGTAAAGTTGCCCGCCGCTTGCCGTATTACATAAATCGCGTCTTGAACTTCTCGGTATTTGTACAAGTCCCCACTTTCGCTGTCAGGCTTTCCGTACCACACATCTTCGCCCTCTTTCAAGTGGAAAATGGTGCGATTTACGCCCATTTCATCGCTCACAAAATTTGGGAAAAGCGGAACGTGACGCGGTTTGTTTTCCTGCAAATACTCGTTTGTCCAGTACGGCGATATACCCACCACGCGCATTTCGCCCGGCTGCGTAAGTTTGTACATTACGCTTGTAGGTTTCAAGTATTTCAATGAAAACCTTTGAATACCAAGCGTTTCAGAATAGGACATTTCAACCCAACCATTGCCCGTTACCTTTAGCGATTTTGCAAGCCACTTATGGAAATTCACAATGCCGCCCGAAAACAAAACATACTCTTTGAGCGCTGCCAAATAGTTCGCCTTTTCCGTTGGGGTCATTTCGATTTCATCCTCACCCAAATCGTATTCGGGGTCTTCTGATCTTTCAAAATAAGCCTTGCCGCCAAATGCGTACTTTACTAACTTTCCAATCGCGCTGCCGTGCGTTGGGGACAACTTAGAAAGCATAATGTACCAATACAGTAAACTATGCCCCGTTGCGCGTGTAGTGCCAGCATAGGGAACGTATTTATATTGGTCAAAGAACTTTTTAAGCCAATCCGCATCCTCAATCTCTTTCGGGATTGGGTCAGGTAATTCGGGCAATTGAACAGAACGCACCGCGCCGCGTGTTTTACCACTTATCGCAGCATTATCTATCTGCTCTTGTGTTAATGTTTCATCGCAACAATTTGCCACTGTTCAATTGCCTTTACCTGGTTGTAAAAAATTGTACTATCGGTTTTTTAAGACTTCTATTAACCCTTTGCAGGGGTTTCGATCTTTTCAATAAAGGGGTGACCTTCGTCAAAAAGTTGTTTCAATTGTTCTTGCGTCGCGGCTTTTTTCACTGCTACGCGCTTTGGCCCGTTTGCGTCCGCTTCGATTTCCACCTGTTCATCTTTTCCGTGTAGTGTCACCGGAACATCATTTACGGTTGTGAACAGTTGCGGCCAGCGATATAAAGCCCATTCTTTAACCTTGTAAGTTGCCATTGTTTGGGGTTTAAAGCGCTTCGATCGCGCTATCAGTTAACGATGTGTAGGGTGCAAGAAGTTTTGTTATGCCCCCTGCATTCCATTCGTGCCGTGCCTCGTTTTCGGCTGTGTCGGAAATTACCGACGGCGTTAACTTAGTTGGCTCCAGTTTGTTCACAGTGAAGCCACCTGTTGCTGCCGAATCAATTTCCAGTCCTTGCACAATTCTAGCGCCGTTTGTCATCACATGCACGAAAACAAGTTGACAACAAGCAGCCGCCGTGTCAGTTGTTGATTTCAATACGCTGGAAAGGCCCGCGAATTTCAAAAACAATGCTTGTACATACCGTAAGCGGTTGTTTGACCGTTCGCCCGTTTGGTTGAAAGAACTTGTACGGTCAGCATCGGCTACTAACTTTTTCCATTTGCCCGTTGTGGACATGGTGAAGCCCGATATAACGCCCGACGTTATTGCGACCGCTGTAATGTATTCAGCACTTACATAGTAAGAATACTGAATACCGCCCTCGGAAGGGGTACATGCTCCAGCGCTGTTTAGCGCTACTACATCACATGGCATATCTTTAGATTTTAAAAGTTAAAAAATATGGTTGTGATTATGGATTAATTACCGCCCGTGTAGATGCGTTCAATATTGTGGATGCGCTTACAATGTAATCGCTGTCTACAATTGCCGCTCCCCAACGGAAAGTCGTGTGCATGTACATTTTGCCCAAGAAAGGCGCTGCAAGTTGCTGGGTTACAACCAAGCCAAAGCCGTCAAACTGTGAAAGCGGGATGCTATCTACGTCGTAAGCCATACCGAAACCGCCCGGCGCTACGATTGTTGCACGGTGCGATTCTACGCCCGTGATCGAATCAAAGGTAGACACCTCATCCCAGCGAACGCAGTACATACCTTTGTACTTCAATACGCCCGGCATTGGGGCCATTTTTGGGTCTTCGCGCATAAGCGTATAGTCCCATGAAACGCCCGCGCTTGCGCCTGTGCTGATTAAGAAATCTTCCAAAGAACGAAAGAGCGCCTCAGTCAAAAGCAAGATCGGGCGAACCGTGCGTGTTCCAATGCGGTAGCCGTTTTTAATCATTGATTTTAAAACAGGCTTCGCGTTTTTTTCAAGTTGTGCGATCAAGTCTTGAATATCGCCAGTGTAATCGCCAGTTGCGGAAATGTCACCGCTTGCAATGCTCAATGCGAATTGTGGAACGCCCTGCGATTTTAGGCCATCCAATTGCGAAATGATACCAGCACATGTACCGCTGTCCATTTGTTGCGCTTTGTAGTTGGCCCAATCCTCAGGCGAAGTGCCAGTGTTCAACCACAGGCTATTCGTGTCGGAGTTGGTAATCAGTGTGCTGTTACCGAAATTGTACAACGCACTGAAAGAATTACCAAGCCCGGTATAAACCGCGTCCAAAAGCAATTGCAAAAACGCTTGCGTTTCGGTAGTCGCTTGCAAGTCGCGTACATCGTTGTTGTTCACGGTGCCGAAAATACCCTCCAAGCAATCACCCCAAAAAGCATCGGGGCATTCTTCGCCCATGTACTCAACAGGGCATGTATCGAATACGTCGGTATTCAAACGGATTTTGCCAGAAGGCGACCATACGCACCCGTTTGTACGAGCGCGTAAAAGGTGCTGGCCTGGTTTCATTGAAGCAACCCGCGCTTTTTTATCGGTGCCTACTTTCAAGAATGAGTATAGGCCCAAAGCATCGGTAGCCAAATTGGTTTCCCGGATTGCAATTTTATTAAAGATGTTTAAGGCGCTGCGTGTTGGTACGCTAAGCATACGCGTCATGCCGCTGCCAGAAAGTTCGATACCGCCGTTGCCAACAACAACCGATGGAAGGAACGAGCCGTTAAATGTTTGCATGTGTTTTAGTTTTTTGGTTTCCCGTTGTTGTTATTATTTCGCTGCTTTGAATCCGTAGCGGTCATCCATTTCAGATGCACCAAGTACCACAGCGCCCGTTTTTGTTACTTTACCCTGGAATTGTTCGCCGCCGTCGCCTTCGTTTTTGTCAATCGGTTTGCCCGCTTTCAAACTGGAAATTTCACCTGCCAGCGTTGCGATCTTTTTTGACAGATCGGCATTTTCGGCTGTCTTGGTTTCTTTTTCTGCTTCAAGTGCTGCAACCTTTTCGGCTGATTCGATTGCTGTTTGTTCGGCTACTTCTTTTTCGCCTTTGAGCGATTCGATTAAACCCTCCATTGCTGTCATGCGTTCGGAAATTTCGGCAAATTTTGCTTCGTTGTCTGCTTGCGCTTTCAGTGTTGCGGCTGCTTCGATTTCTGGAATGCTTTTTACATTTTGCAAAGCCTGGTCAATTTCGGCTTCCGTTGCTGATTCGGGGTCAAGTCCGAAAAATGCCGTTAATTTGGTCATTATATCAGCGTAAAACTTAGATGTTGCGATGTTCCACATTGCTTTTTGGTGTTACATGCGCTTTTTCTTTGCCCATCTTTGGGCGCGGTCAAGTGCAAGGTTAAAGTTTCCTATGTTGTCCACAAGCCCCCGGCTTTTCGCTTCTTGTGCGAAAAACATGGAACCATCAAGTGTCGATTTAATCCGCCCCTCGTTTCCTTTGAGCGTCCGCATTGTCATTACTTCGCTATGAAAAACGGCGGCATGTTCGGTTGCAAGTTTTTGGTATTTTGAAAAGTCGCCATTTTGAGCGGCCCGGAATGCGGCGTTTTTTTGGCTTGATTGATCGGCGTAAATGTCGATCTGCTCATTAGTGTACATTTCCAAAAAGCCCTTATTCAAAGAAAATAAAACACCAATGCTGCCAAACTGTGAATCGTTGGATGCTGCGATTATTTCATCAGTTGCGGCTGCTGCCATGTATGCAGCGCTTGCTACTGTCCACCCGTATGAAATAACAGGCTTGTTCCGTTCTTGAATAGCGTTTTTAAGCATTGCCCCGGCTGTTGCTTCACCGCCGCCGCTATTGATTTCCAGTATAATAGATGTGATATTTTCGTTTGCGTATGCAGCCCGTAGATCGTTAACAAGCGATGCAATACCGCTACTGCTCAAACCGTCCTCGGAGCGCATAACTCCCGATAATTTCAAAACTGCGATTGATCCGGCAGGGGTAAGCGAAGTATTGTAAATCAGTTTTGCATCATTGATCGGAACGCCCGCGCTGTAAACAAGCGCTTTATTTGCGTGTCTACGTTCCGATAAACCGATCTCGTTTGCAGAAAATCCGTTTTGGCGTAGGTAAATGTCGTGTATGTAGGAATTAAGAGCGGCAATGCCGTATCCCTCATCTATGTACCATAGTTGCGAGGTTAAAAGTTGCTCTATTTTTTTGTTGCTAAATTCCATGCCGCAAAGGTCACGGCATTCGTTATGAATTAATATAGTTAGTTAGATATGTGTTACAAAAATTGGTATAGAAAAAACGCAATAAAAAAAACGACAACCAGTTTCCCGGATGCCGTTCTATCATTCACCAATAAAAAACGCCAACTTTTTAAACGGACGATACAATACTTGCCCGCTTTACTTTTTTTAACTTGTCGAACTTGTGACAGGTGTAAATCACTTGCCGCCGTGTCAACCCGTAACGCTGTGAAACTTGCGCATAACTCAACCCGTCGTTTCTGTCGCACCAAACCAAATATTGCGTAACTTCCAGATAAGTTTGCGTTTCAAAGTAGCGCTTTAACACCTCCGGCAAATCTGCAAAAGATTCAACGCTGCAAATATGCAACTTTCTACACAATGCAACGGCGTTTTTTTCGAATCTTTGTTTGTCCATTAGTTTGCTGAATATGCAAGATCAATTTTGAATGTCGTGCCTTTGCCGTCTTCATCCCAAAATTGGCACATCGTACCATCAAGCGCAAGCGCCTCAAATGTGGCATAAAAAGCGCTTTCGTAAGTTGCATATACAAAGTAGTGCGCTCGTTTGCAAGGCTTCAAATTGGCAATGACTGATTCAAGCATCTCGACAACTTTTTTAACTCGGTTAAATCAAAATCAGCAACGCCCATCAAATAACCCCTTATTCTTTCGTCACAAATATCGGTCATATTTGTGACATCGCTCACGGTTTTTTTATTTTGCTTCATTGCCTTAAAAAGCCAATCTGCTATTTTTTGTCTGTCGGTCATATCAAATAACAGTTATTAAAAAATCAATGCTGCTATTTGTACCCACTTCAATAACCCTGCCATTTCCTTTAATGTAGGCTTTGCCATGTTCAAAGGTTAGCGCCTGGTTTTTTCTCAAATGATCGTACACATCTTGCGCCACAAAGATAGATCGAGCGCCTGGCCCGTGTATTTGTATGTGCGTTTCAATACTCAATAGTAACCACTGTCGTAGATTTTTGCGCTGATTGTTTTCCATGTTCTTGTGTTTCGGGAAAGTATTGAAATATGGCACGTTTGAGCGTGTTTGTTTCGCCGCAACATCCTATTTTTTCAGTACATAAACCGTTGCTGTCAATATAGCGCACAATTTGCGACCACTGATTTTTTTTGACCATTTCTAAAAATACGTCCACATATTCTGGTGCGATCTTTTCAAAGTTGAATGTCATGCTGTATTTTTGGTTGGTAGATCGGAATTTTTACCATTTCATCGAGCGGTAATTTTACCCGCATACGATCAAATTTAAACTTGTCGTGTGGCATGCCGCGTTGTACGGCCCCCTTGCGCACAAAGTAATCAAAATCAGAAACGGCGTTAGGCTTCATGCCAGCAAGTATACGGGCATGGTTCACCCTTTCATTATTATCGTCGTTATAATCACCGCGCACCCGTGAACCACAGGCATAGACTTGTTCGCCTGGAAACATCGTAGCGATGTAAGTGTAGCACATTTGAGAAAGTACGGGAAAGTCTTTGAACTCCTTAATCACCCGTTCCTGCCTTATTGCTTCGATCAAAGTATAGTCAAAGTGCATCTTCGCGTATTTCGGGCTAAGTTCGCGCTGCCTAATATGCCACTGCCAGCGATGCAAATTTTGGGGTGTCGGCTTATATGTTTCCGAGCGGTTGGGGTGCAAGGCAAGAAACCTTGTAAATATGTCGAAGTTTGTCATTGTGCGTTTTTAGTATTCTACTGTTTCAATGCAATTTTGCGGCGTACTGTACAAAACGCCACTATAGCCGAATGCTGAATAGCCCGAACCAAACCACTGTTGTAGCATCGAACTTTCAGTGTACTTGTAAATATCACCGCCCGAATCGGTTAAGATGATCTCAAATGTTTGACAAGCGGGGTATTTTATTTTGAACCAGCGCCCGTCTGTTTTTTGGCTGTAAGCGGTTGGGGAATAGGAAAACGAAAAGTAATCTACTCCAATGCTATTAAGCGCGTCCACCAAGTTTGTCACATAAGCCCGGCCCCCGATGGAAACAATATTTAAAATGCCTAAGCCTATTGAAATGGTCAATTGCTCTATACCGTCCACTTTAAAAGAACTTATTACAATATCGTCTAAGGTAGTTTGCCTTACAAAAGCGCCAAAGTCTTGGTAATATTCGCACTCGTTAAACCTGCAAGAACAAGGCCCGTCACAACATGCCGTTTCGGCTGGCTCAACTGTCAATGTCAAAGGCGTAGACGTTCCATCGTTTGCGAAGTCGTTAATTGCCGTTCCAAGCCCGACCACTGGAAAACCATTAAGCAGGAACTTAAAGCGCGTTCGCAAGTCCCATGCTGAATAGTCCCTTTGGGTCATTTTAACCAGCATATCCACCGTGTACCCCTTTTTGTTTTGAATTCCTAATCCAAGGTAAAACAAAACGTATAGATCATTTTCGGCTTTCCCATATACGATTGTGCCGTCTATCGTTGGCTTTGTCGTACCGCCCGGCGAAAGGTAAATATCAATGCTTCGCTTTTGCGTTGCATATCCGAGGTTGCGCGTTTCGGTGCCTTCAAAGTAAAAATATAGACTATTATAAAGGCTTGTTGTGGTCGGACGCTGGAAAATCTTACCAAACGCGTAGAAAATACGCGGCCCGATGTTGTACGATATTTCACCATTTACATTGTCCCAAAGACGCGGTAGGTACGGCGAAGGGTTGGGCGCTGTTCCTGCAAGTAGTTGGTATTGCTTTAATGCTGTGGGCTGTCCTTCGGCTGTTGGTTCGTAGAACGGGTTTTGTATTTCCGTTACCGAATCGGGCAACTCCAAACCATTTAATATTTTGCGGCTATAAAGCGGCTCCACAAGTTCGAGGCTGTCGATATATGCGTCTGTCGATGTGGCGAATTGTAAGCGCGTGTAACGGGTAAGCGTGTTTTTGATCGGCTTAACCTGGATGCTTTTTTGTACCGTTTTTTCGGTTAAGTCGATGGGCTGCCTTTCATCAAAAATAAAGCCCGGCACGTTTTCGCCGTAGATATTGGCCGTCTTTTGCGGGTAAATATTGATTGTGCAGTTCGTGTAATCCGTTTGCGCCCGACCGTTAATGTCACGCATAAAGCCCGAAAGCAATTGCCAAAGCGTATAATCGGGGTCGATTAGGCTTGTGATGTTGAATGTATCGCCACGAACAAGGGTTTTTTGAGTAACGTCAACCGAAAAATAATAGCCCTTTTTCAGTTTGATAGCGCTACCAACTTCAATAAATGAAATGATCGCCCCGGCTCTTTGGCCCGGATTCAATACAACTGTTGTGCATATTTCAATAAATCCGCTAAGCCCCGGCGCTAAAGTCCTAACGTTTTGATCCTTTGCTAAAATGTTACCCGTTACGATATTTGAACCATCGAACTCCCAAATGTCTACCGATATGGTTTCATCTACCGCGTTTGTGTTGTCAAATTCGCCCCTAATGCAAAATTCGTATTCGGCTTTGTATGGCAGCGAATTAACGATGTACGGCGCGTATATGCCCGGCGCGCCTGGTAAAATTGCGCTATTCGATGGGTCATAAATCAATTGATCGAAAATAGGCACAAGGCCCGCACCGCCTAAGGCGGATTGTTCAAAACCCGCCTTACCTATGACCTTTAATGATCCTACGCTTGCTTTGTAAAAAGTCCTTGAAAGCAAATATGCCCACCGCCGCCGTACCCATTCAGCATCAAATATATTCCCTTCAATCGTCCACCCAATCTCACAAAAGCCCTGTTTGAGTAGGGCAACTTCTGAAATGAGCGGTCGCAAATCTTCTAAAAAAACACCCTTAACAGGTGGATCTGTAAATTGTACTGGTTCATCCTGATCTACCCATCCACCATAATCAGCATCGAACCAAAACGTAGGCACGGCCCCGTCTATGTATTTTGGATTGTCGCGGCTTGTACTTACACGCG